TGTCGTGGGACGGCAACCAACCGGGCACGCTGAAGCATCTCGCGTCGGGCGAGGACCGCGAACTCTTCCACCTGCACGACCCACCGTGGTTCATCAACTGGTGGCAGGAGGGCATGGCCGTGTCCGGCCTGGTCGGCTGGTACAACATCAGCGGCAAGGCCGAGGCGCTGTCGATCGCGAAGCAGATCAGCAGGTCGGTCTGCCTCTATGGCGTGCAGGACCGACGCACCACGTTCCAGGCGGCGAAGGCCGGGAACGGCGTGAACAACGGCGGCATCGATCGATCGAACCCGGCGCTGCGGCCCCAAGTCGGCGACCAGTACGAGCAGCGCGACGGCCAGAACGTGGTGCAGTTCACGGGGACCTTCGTCGGCCTGGTCGATGCTGCCTGGTGGGACACCGGCGGCATCTGGTACTTCAAGAATTGCACGGGGCAGGTCCAGCCGCAGCTCAACCTGCACAACCTCACGCGGTCGATCCCGGACCAGCGCGCGCTCTACAAGGCCGACGACTGGCAGATGGGGAAGAGCCAGTGGTACAACAACCACGAGCCGCTCACGCAGCAGCAGATGGAGGAGTGGCTGCCCGAGGCCGGCAACCCCTTCAACCCGCAGGCGCCACGCTTCCGCTACGTGCAATGGGGCGACGGCACGGCCTACATCCTGTGGGGCTGCGGGGCGTTCCTGCTAGGCCAGCGCTGGGCACGCGAGGCGAACGATCCCGCCTGGATCGCGCGCGCGGACCTGCTCGCGGCCTACGCTCGCACGTGGGCGGACCCGACCTGGGGTACGCTGCCCAACGGCGACAACCCCTGGATGTACCTGGCGCAGCGGCGCGACCCGTGAGGTGAAGCGATGCAGACGGCCGACGACGTAGCTCAGCAGCGGCGGGTCCGAGTCTTCTCGGTGCCCGACCACGTGTTCTTCCATCTATTCGCGCAAGCGGTGAACGCGTGCGGCCGTGACCGCTGGAGCTTCTTCCGCTTCGCGCAGATCGACATGCCCCCCGACGCGGTCCTGCGCGGGGTGGAGCACTGCTTCTCGTCCGACTGCTGGTTGCTGAAGGTGAGCAGCGCGCAGTTCCCGGAGGTCGAGCCCGGCGCGCGGGTCGAGACGATCCCAATGCTGGTCGACCGCCTCGACGTGTACCGGCCGAAGATGGTGGAGGAGGTTCGCAACCCCGCCAACGGCGGCGTGCACGTGCGGCGCGAAGTGCTCCCGGTCGGCGACGGCCAAGAGGCGGTCCTCCCGCTGCCGCACGGCGCGATCCCGGTCACGCTCAAGGCCTCCGACCACTTTGCGCCTCTGCTGCACGGGGAGCGGGACGCCATCGTGGAGATGCTGAAGGCGGCTCACTTGCCCCGCGCACCGGGCTTCGCGTTCGGCGACTCCGAGTGCCGCTACAAGCTCCGCACGTGAAGTTCAACCGCCGCGACCTGCTGCAGCTGCTGCTCGGCGGCGCCGTCGCCGCGGTGGGGCGGCGCCGCGCGCCGGCGCCCAAGGTCCACGACGACGACTCCACGATCGTCGAGGACGTCTGGACGCACCGACCGTCGGCGATCATGCACCCAAACGGGGAGATGACGATCGACGTTGCCGACGGTCCCTGGCCACCGGGCTCGCGCGCGGCCGGGGGCTTTGCGTGGGGTGACGAGCACGGCGCGGTACGGATCAAGCCGACCGGCGAGCGTGGCGAGTTCCTGCTCGGCCTGGTGACCGGCGTCGAGCTCCTGGCCATCGGGGTCACCCGCTACACGATCCAGATCAGCGGCATCATCGACCTGCCGTCGACGTCGCCGGTGCGCCGGTGAAACGACGGGACCGCAAGGCCTTCCTCGCCGGCGGCGGCTCGCTGCCCCTGGCGCGGCGTCTGGAGCGACGAGGTACCGGTGTATCGAACACCAGTACCTCGCCACGGAAGCTCTACGACTGGTCCGGGATCCGAACCCTGGCGCCCGGCGGGAAGGTCCCCCTCGTGTTCGGGTGGAGCCTCGAGGCCGAGACCAAGGTGCTCAATGCGACGCTCAGCAACCTGGCGGCGGCCAAGAACGTGGAGATCCAGCTCGCGGCCAGCAGCTCCTGGCCGGTGTTCGCTGCGAAGGTGGCCGAAGCGCAACGCGAGATCCTGAAGGCGGTGGTCGACGGCGTCTGCCGGATCCTCATCCGGCAGGCGATCGCGCAGGTTCTGCCGCAGATCCTCAAGAGCACGTGATCGCCAAGGGCGCGGCGGCGCTGGCGAAGGCTCTGCCGCGCCACCTGGAGACGGTGCGCCGCTGGATCCGGAACGGGTGCCCCCGGCGGAAGGACGGCACCTTCGACGTCGACCAGGTGCGGAAGTGGGCGCGCGCGCAGCGCACGAAGGCCGGCCAGAACGGCCGCGAGGCGCTGCTGCCGAACGACTCCCAAGGCCAGGACCGCGGGGGCGGCACCAGCGAGGTCGACCGCTTCCGGAAGATGCGCACCCTCCGCGAGGCGATCCAGGTGCGAAAGCTGCAGGGCGAGCTCATCGACCGGGGCGAGGTCGTGAACCTGCTGCTCGCCCGCTTGCTAACCTTCCGGCGTGATCTCGAGGCCATGGTCCGCGCGCCCGAGCTGGCGGCCGTGCGGACGATCCTCGAGCTGAAGGTCCGAGCGATGCTCGAACGCTACGCGAACACCGCGGACCTACCGCTTGTGCAGCCGCATGACGACGTCGACGACGCGCCAGCTGAAGAACCGGCTTGACCGCCGTGAACGGGACCTGCTCCGGCCGCCGGAGTCGATCACCGTCTCGGAGTGGGCCGATCGCTACCGCGAGCTGCCGACGACGGCCGCCGAGCCGGGGCGCTGGAGTACGGCCCGCGTGCCGCACACGCAGGAGATCGCCAACACGCTGCTCGATCCAGACGTCGAGGAGACGACGTTCCAGAAGTGCACACAGATCAGCGGCACCGAGCTCCTGCTCAACCTCATCGGCTACATCGTCGATCAGATGCCCGGGCCGACGCTGGTAGTCGTGCCGAAGGAAGCGGCGATCGGCGTGTTCAACTTCGAGCGGATCAAGCCGATGTTCGACGCGTCGGCGCGCCTGCAGACCCACGTGCTGCCGTCGCGCAGCGCGTGGACCGAGAAGCGGATCCGGTTCGACTCGATGCCGCTCTACTTCGCGAGCGCCGAGGTGCCGTCCGACCTCGGCTCGCACGCGATCCGAAACCTCATGTGCGACGAGCTCGACAAGTGGCCGCCGTGGTCGGGCCGCGAAGCGTCGCCGCTCGACCTCGCGCGCGAGCGCGTGCAGAGCTACCCCGACTCGAAGCTCTTCAAGACCTCGACGCCGATCCTCGCGACGGACCTGATCCACACCGAGTTCCTGCGCTCCGACCAGCGGCACTACCACGTGCCGTGCCCGTTCTGCGGGACGTTCCAGGTCCTGGTCTTCGACAACCTGAAGGTGGGCGACGAGCGGGATCCCGAGACGATCGAGACCAAGCGCCTCGCGCGGTACCTGTGCAGGTCCTGCGATCGGCTGATCGACGAATCGCACAAGCAGACCATGCTCGCCCACGGCAAGTGGGTGCCGGAGGGCGGCAAGATCAACGCGGCCGGCCACGTGACCGGCACGAGCTCGAAACACCGCGGCTACCAGATCAACTCGCTCTACAGCCCGTGGGCGCGGCGCAGCTGGCACCACGTGGCGGCCGAGTGGTTCCGCTCCCTGAAGAAGGTCGGTGGGCTACAGAACTTCAACAACAGCTGGCTGGGCCAGCCCTGGATCGAGAAGACCAGCGAGGTGCGCGCCGGCGAGCTCGACGCGTGCATCGAGGACTACGAGGAAGGGATCGTGCCGCGCGCCGCGCGCGTCATCACCGCGGCCGTCGACGTGCAGGCGCACGGCTTCTACGTCGTCGTGCGCGCGTGGGCGGCCGCGTACCGGAGCTGGCTGATCCGCGCCGAGTACCTCACGACCTGGACCGAGGTCGCGAACCTGGTCGTGCACGGGCGCTTCCCCAAGGGCGCCGCCGGCGAGCTGCTCCCCGTTCACCTGGCGTGCATGGACACCGGCTACCGCACCGACGAGGTCTACGAGTTCTGCCGCGACTACGAGGACGTGATGCGCCCGACCAAGGGCCAGCAGCACCTGCTCTCCGGCGGCTTCTTCCGCGCGGCGCGGATCGAGCGCACGGCGAACGGCCAGGTCTTCGGCGTCGTCCAGTTCCAGCTCGACAACCACGTGCTGAAGGACAAGCTCGCGCGCCTGATCCGCGGGCCGGCGACGGCGGCCTGGCGCTGGTCGATCCACAAGAACCCGCGTCCCGACTACATGCGGCAGCTGCTGACCGAGCACAAGGCGATCAGCAGGAACAAGCGCACTGGCAAGGTCAGCGAGGAGTGGCAGAAGAAGCAGGAGGGCGCGGCGAACCACTTTTGGGACTGCGAGGTCATGGCGCTCGCGGCCGCCGAGATGTTGCAGGTGTACGGCCTGCCCCCGGATGATGAAGCGCCGCCGTCGGCGCCGGCGCCGCGCAGCGCGCGCGGCGGTGATTGGTTACCTGGCCAGGGCGAGTGGCTCGGCGAGCGCCGCGAGCGCGAGCCGCGCCGCGGGGGATGGCTTGAACAATGACGGCGAGGAGTGGCTCCCGCCACGCGCCCGCAACTGGCTCGGCCGGCTGCCGCAGAAGGCGCGCCCGGGCGCCAGCACCGAGCGCGTCTCGCAGAAGGTCGCGCTGTGGGTCCCGATCCAGTGCAGTGAGTGCGGGTCCTTCGAGCAGAAGCAGTACGGTGGACCGACCGAGCAGGGGGAGCGGTATCACTACTGCCTGTCGTGCGGCGTCAAGTTCCTCTCCCGCCCCGTGACCCTGGAGCAGCTGCGGAACGGTCGGGCCCGATGAAGAAGCGCAAGCCGAAGCAGCGATCGCGCGAGGAGCTCGGGGACCTGCTCGCCGGCGTGCTGGTCGACGGCACGATCGTTCTCTGCGAGCCGACCTCCGCGATGATCCTGCCCGTCGTCCGGCGCTTCATCGACGGCCCCGACCTGGTGTGGGTGGCACCCACGGCCACGCACCTGATCGCCACGTACGTGTTCCTACCCGAGCACAACCTGGCGCTGCTGGGGAGCCTCCAGGTCACCCACTTGGCGGCCGGCGAGCGCATGCGATGGGTCGACGTGTACGGCCATATTGTCGAGGCGATGCAGGACCACGTGCGCGCGGGACGCTGGAAGCTCGAGGGCGGCGAGGTTTCGCCGTCGTAGAACGCCTCGCGCTTCGCGGTGCCGGATCCGGGGTAGAGATCCTCGCCGGATGGCCGAGACCGCGCAGGAACGACTGGACCGACTCGACGCAGCGATCGCGGCAATCGAGACGGCGGGCATCGAGGGCTACTCGCAGGCCGACCTGCGCGTCCAGCACCTGAACCTGAAGACCCTGTACGACCGCCGGCGCGAGCTGCTCGCCGAGGTCGCGGCCGAGAGCGGCGACTCGCCGATCAACTACGTGCAGTTCCCCCACAACGGCCGCGGCGGCGGCGGGGAGCACACCTCGTGAGGTACCGCGGCATGGCACCCGCCCGAGGCTTGCGCGCGCGCCTGGAGCGGATCGTCGATGCGACGGTCGGGGTCATCTCGCCGAAGGCGGGCCTCGAGCGCAAGCAGTGGCGCGATATGTCGACGGCCTGGGAGGCGGCGGACAAGGGCCGGCCGCTCAGCGACTGGTCGGGCACGCTCGGCTCGCCCGACACCGACCTGTTCGGCGAGCTCCCGGAGATCCGCGCCAGGTCCCGCGAGCTCCACCGCAACAACGTGTTCGCGGCGTCGGCCACGGAGTCGCTCGCCGGCAACATCGTCGGTACCGGCCTGCTCCCCCAAGCGCGCGTCAACTTCGCCCGGATCCCCGGCCTCGACGAAGACGCGGCGCGGGAGATTGGTGAAGACGCGGAAGAGATCTTCGACGAGTGGAGTCGCCAGGGCTCGGCCAGCGCCGACGGTCGCCTGTCGTTCTTCCGCTTGCAGGAGCTCGCGTTCTCGCAGGTCATGATGAACGGCGACGTGCTCGCGCTGCCCCCCATGGTGAAGCGCGTCGGCCGAAAGCTCGAGACGTGCATCGACCTGATCGAGGCCGACCGGATCGACGATCCCCGCGGCAGCGCGTACCCGACCGGCAAGCACATCCGCTTCGGCGTCGAGCTCGGTGAGCGCAGCGAGCCCACGGCCTACTGGGTCGCGAACGCGCACCCCAACGAGCTCTACCCATCGCCCCAGGTGCCGCGGAAGTTCACGCGCTTCCCGGCCGAGTCGCCGACCGGCCGCGTCAGTGCGATCCATCTCTACCGCATGCTGCGCCCGGGGCAGACGCGCGGCGTGCCGGTGCTCGCGCCGGCCATGAAGATGTTCAAGCACCTCTCGGGGTATCTCGACGCCGAGGTGATCGGGGCGAAGGTGGCGGCGTGCTACGCGGCGTTCATCGTGCGCCCCAACGCCACGCAAGCGGCGCGCATGCTGGCGACCGGCCAGGGCCCGCAAGGCGAGCGCGAGCAGCGCCTCGACTACGGCGCGATCTACTACACGGAGCCGGGCGAGGACGTTCGGTTCGGTTCGCCGAACCGGCCGGGCGCCACGTTCGACATGTTCTTCGATCGGATCCTGCTGTCGATCGGAGCCTCCCTCGGCCTGCCGTACGAATTGATCGCGAGGGACTTCAGGAAAACGAACTACTCGAGCGCGCGCGCGGCACTGCTCGAGGCGCGCCGGATGTTCCAGAGCCGGCAGAAGTGGTTCGCCGAAGCGTTCTGCCAGGTCGTGTGGGAGCTCGTTCTCGAGGAGGCCTGGCTGACCGGGCTCTGGAAGACCCCGGGCGTCGACTTCTACGAACACCGCAGCTCGCTCACGGCCTGCAAGTGGACCGCCCCCACGTGGGGCTTGATCGACCCGAAGATGGAGATCGAGGCCTACTCCATGGCCGTCGATCGCGGCTTCATGACCGGCCAGGACGTCGTGCAGACGACGAGCGGCGGGAGCTTCGACGACAACCTGGTGGTGCTGGCGCGCGAGCAGCGGCGGATCGAAGAGCTCGAGGTCGCGGTGGACGGCGCCGCCAGCAAGCAAGCGGCCGACGCGGCGAAGGCCGAGGCCATGGCGAAGCAAGCCGAGCAGCAGGGCCAGCAGAAGAAGGAGAACCCGAACAACCAGCTGCCCGTCGACGACGACGAGGACGCGAAGAAGGGAGGGAAGCCCGGTGGCTAAGCGCTCGGCGATGATCGACTTCTTCACCACAAACGCGTGGGCGCTCGAGGACATGGTCTACCACCAGCTGCTTCTGCTGGTGGAACGGCACCTCGAGGGAACGAAACTCGACCGCAACCAGGTCGAGGACATCGCGGCGGCGCGCGACGCGAGGCTCGACGATCGCGGTGCGTTCAAGGTGGCGCCCCCCGCCGGCGTCGCGGTCGTGCCGATCACCGGCGTGATTGCGAAGTACTCGAGCTCGGTGAACGGCTCGAGCCAACCGAGCGGCACGTCGGTCGAGGAGATCCGCGGCCTCCTGCAGCGCGCGGTCGACGATCCAACGATCAAGCAGATCGCGCTGCTGATCGACTCCCCCGGCGGCTCGGTCGACGGCGTGCCCCAGCTCGCCGGCGACATCCTGGCCGCGCGCGGGAAGAAGCCGATTGTCGCGATCGCAGACGACCTCATGGCCAGCGCCGCGTACTGGCTCGGCTCGCACGCCGACAAGGTCTACGCCACGCCCGGCACCCGGGTCGGCTCGATCGGCGTCTACTCGGTCCTGCAGGACTGGTCGCGGAAGATGCAGAACAGCGGCGTCGAGACGATCGTGCTCCGCGCCGGCAAGGACAAGGGCATCGGCGCTCCTGGCGCGCCGATCACCGACGCCCAACGGCAGGTCGTGCAGGACCGGATCCAGGACTGGTACGAGCTGTTCACGAGCTCGGTCGCGGCCGCCCGCGGCCTCGACCTCGACCACGTGCTCTCGATCGCGGAGGGGCGCACCTACCGCACCGAGCTCGCGCTCCAGCACGGCCTGATCGACGGAATCCTCTCGGTGGGCGACGCGCTGCGCGTGCTCGCCACCGGGAACCCAAACCCCGCCGCAGTGGCGGCGTCTGACCAAGGCGAACAGGTCGCCGTGGCGGACGACTCAACCGATAGCGAGGAGACCATGAGCGACACGAAGAATGTCTCCGCGGCGGGACCCGCGCCCCAGGTGGCGACCGCGGAGGACCTGACCCGGCTGTATCCGCATCTTGCGGAGCAGCTGCGGGTCGAAGGTCGAAACGACGGGACCAACTCGGAGCGCGCGCGCGTGCTCTCGATCCTGGGTAGCTGTGGCGTCAACCAGGACAAGCTCGGCCGCGAGCTGATCCAGAGCGGCGCGTCGCGCGTCGATGCACTGGAGAAGATCAACGCCGACCTGCGCGACCAGCAGAGCAAGCGGCTGGCGCAGCTGCGCGCCGAGGCGCCGGTCGTGAACGGCAACAACGACCCGAACGCGAAGGGCGGCAACACGGCCGAGGAGAAGCCCGAGGAGATCGCGAAGCTGAACGAGCTCCGCGCCAAGGCCGGCGGCGCCGACGATCCCCGGTTCGAGAAGCTCGCGGCCGCGGCCTTCGCTGCGGACCCCAAGCTGCGCGAGGAGTTCACGACCGCCGGGGAGTACGCCGGGTTCCTCATGGTCGAGCACCAGCGCCAGAACAGCGGCATCCGCCGCAGGGGGGCGTAGCTCATGGCGCTCTCCCTCACGTTCGAGAAGCCGCGCGCGTACGCGTCCGGCATCCAGTCCAACTTCTCGCACTACGCCGTCAAGGCGAACACGACGATCTGGGCCGGCCAGGTCCTCTCGACCGACGTCGCGAACCACGCCGGCCTGGTGCTGCCGCACGACGCGGCGGGCACCTTCACCACCCCGCGCTTCGTCGGCTTCGCCGAGGAGAGCGTGGTCAACGTCACCGGCAAGCGCGTCCGCGCGACGACCAAGGGCCGGATCATCCTCGCCGCGATCACCAACATGACCGGGGCCACCAACATCGGGGCGACCGTCCACGCGTCGAATGACGACACGTTCACGGACACCTCGACCGCGACCACGGTCCCGATTGGCAAGGTCGCCGACTACGTCGCCGGCGAGGGCTTCCACGTGCAGTTCGAAGGCTTCGCGATCCAGAGCGTCTAGGAGGCGCACCAACCAATGGCTCTTGCATCCCTCTCGAGCCGCGCCATCAAGGGGCGGCTCTTCCACGACCTTTCGACCGTCCAGGACGCGTGGGTCCAGGCGATCGCCGGCACGCCGATCAAGTCGGACCAGGCCAGCGAGACCTACGCGGCACCGGGCAACGTCGCCGGCTTGCGTGAGTGGATCGGCCAGCGTTTCGCCAAGACGCTGAAGACCTACGAGATCACGATCCTCAACCGGAAGTACGAGGACACGCTCCTCGTCTACGGTGACGAGCTGCGGCGCGACAAGACCACCTTCGTCGAGCGCCGGATCAACCAGCTGAAGGACCGCTACGACCAACACTGGCCGCAGCTCGCAACCGCGCTGCTCGTCTCGAACCCGATCGGCTACGACGGCAAGGCGCTCTATGCGACCGACCACGTCGACCCCGGCGAGTCGAGCGGCACGCAAGACAACGCCCTGACCCTCAACGCCACCGACCACACGAACCTGACCGTGGCCGAGATGGAAGCCGGGATCATGGCTCTGGTCACCGCGATCCTCGCGGTGAAGGACAACCACGGCCTGCCGATGAACCCGGGGCTCACGTCCTTCACGATCATGGTCCCGGTGCAGCTCATGGCCAAGGCGGCCGCGGCGCTCAACGCCCCGATCATCACCGAGGGCTCGGGCGCGAGGACCAACATCCTGTCGATCCTGGGCGGGTTCTCGTTCAACCTGGTGGTGAACCCCTTCCTCACGTACGCGTCGGCGACGCCGACGATCTACGCGTTCGCCAACAACGGGCTCACCCTGATCCGGCAGAACGAGCTGGACCTGAAGGTGAGTGCCAAGGCCGAGGGCTCGGAGTTCGAGCACGACACCGACTCGCACGAGTACGGGATCATGTGCATCCGCGCGATCGGCCCGGGCTCGTGGCAGACGACGGCGCGGCTGGTCTTCACGTAGGAGACCAGTGGCGGCGGGCATCGACCTCCTGATCGCCCGGCACGCGCGAGCCATCGCGACGTCGCCGGGCGGCTTCTACCAGGACGCCGTCTACCTGGTGGGAGGGACCACGCCCAAGACCATCCGGGCAGCGATCGACCTGAGCGGCCCGACGCCGATGCCCGAGGACCGCCACACGCGCACGCCCCGCGCGCGCGTGATCGTGCCGATCCTCGACGACATCGGTCTGACGGCCGTGCAGGAAGGGCGCGACAAGATCACCCTGAAGCTGCGCCCCGGCGACGCCGGCACCACGACCTGCGTCGTCCGTCAGCTGGTCGAGGAGAACCGCGGCTTCTTCACGCTCGAGGTGTCCAAGTGACCGAGGCCATGGTGCGCGGCTTTGAGGTCGCCGGCGGCGGGCTCACGTTCAAGCTGGACCTGTTCGAGCTGCCGTTCATGCTCGCGGCGGCGCCGAAGGTCACGGGCTACTGGTTTGCGCGTGCGGCCATGCGCGTGATGCAGGGCTACAAGCGCGACGTCCAGAAGGCGCACAAGCGGTCGATTGCCAAGGTGCTGCGGAAGGCCACGCGGTTCGACGGCTGGCCGAAGAGCCAGGACCCGACCTCGGAGATGTTGAACGGACCGGTCGACGCCTGGCGACGGGTCCACTACCAGTATTTCACCAACTCGAGCGTGGTGCTCGCGCTGGCGACCGGCGCCGTGATCCGGCCCAAACGCGGGAAGTGGCTGAAGATCCCCGCCGAGCAGCTGCGCATCGGCAAGCGGATCGGCAAGTTCATGGGCCCGCTGCCGATGGCGAAGACCGGCAAGTCAGGTGCGAACGAGTTCGTGCTGCAGGGGCGGAAGGGCGCAGTCCTGGTGCAGCGCATGCCCGACGGCACGCTCTACGTCCGCGCGCTGCTCATGAAGCAGGTGGTGCTGCCGCAGAAGATCTACTTCGGCCGCGTGTGGGAGCAGCTCGCCCCCAAGCGCGACCTGTACGTGCGCGAGGCGGCCGACCAGGTGCAGCTGTTCATCGCCGGCAAGAAGGGCAAGTCGGGCGCCGTGAACGCGCTGCTCGGTGGCGGCCGCGGCGGGCAGATCCAGAAGGTGTCGGTGGCGTGACCCGTGCCGACCATCGCCGAGAAGATCGTCGCGAACATCAAGCTGACGCTCGAGGGGATCACCGTCGCCGCGGGCTACGCGAACACGGTGGCGAAGGTCTTCCTGTGGGAAGCCCACGACCAGCAGGCGACGCTGCTCCCGTGCATCACGGTCGCGGCGATGCGCGACGAGCCGACGACGTTCCTCTCAAGCGAGTGCAAGAAGCACCTGCACGTGACGCTGGTGCTGAAGGTGGCGCCGGCCGACCCCGCGCAGCTGCCGGCGCCGACGCCGACCTGGAACCTGTTGAAGAGCCTCGCGGCCGACGTGCAGAAGGCGCTGCTGCAGGGCGAGAGCTACAAGCGCGGCAACGACCCACCGGGGTCGATCGAGGATACGCGCGTCGAAAGCGAGGACCTCGAGCCGCTCGAGAGCGACGACGGCCTGCCGACCTGCACGCTCGAGGTGATCGTCCCCTACCGGCACCGATGGGAAGACCCGAGCGTCTACCCGTGAACCATGGGCCTCCTCGAGAGCTGCAGCTACTGTCACCAGGAGGACCACGAGATCACGCTCCGGTCGGACTGGCGCTCCGGCTCGCTGCGGATCCGCCGGCCGTCGCCGAAGCTGCGGCGCCGGTGGCGTCTGTCGTGGGACCCGGTCACGCTCGCGGCCGCGATCCTGCTCGAGCGCGACCTGCGCGAGAACGCCAACAAGATCCAGATCTTCGTGTCGCCGATCACCCTGCTCGGCGCCTACGTGATCTATGCCGACGCGACCGTGCGGGGATCCATCAACTCCCGCGAGCACTGCTCGGTCGAGGTCCTGCTCGAGGAATCGTTCGCCAACCCGTGAGGTAAGGAACCATGCTCACCCGCCGCAACCAGCTGCAGATCGCGCTCCAGAACGACGAGACGACGGCTGCGACCGCGCTCAACACCGACGCTTTCAACGGGCTCGACCTTCAGACGAACCCGGAGCGGAACATGATCGAGCGCCGCGAGGCGACCTCGAGCCTGGGCCATAAGGAGAGCGCGATCGGCCGCGGCGGGTTCAAGGCGACCTTCGGCCTCGACCTGAAAGGGCGCGGCACCAAGGCGCGGCCAGAGTTCTCGCGGCCGCTGCTCATGGCCGGGATGCGCGAGCTCGCGATCCAGCAGCTGACGCTGACCACGCTTGCCGGCACCAACACGTTCTACGTGGGCGAGACCGTGACGCAGCCGAACGCCGGCGATCAGGTCGCGATCGGGCGCGTCGTCAAGGTGAACGCGGCCGAGGCCTCGATCTGGGTTGCGTCGCACGGCCAGAAGCCCTTCCGGGTGCATGCGACGGACCTGATCACCGGCTTCACGAGCGGCCGCACCGCGGTCGTGACCGTGATCGCCGCGCAGGCCAACAACTTCTGCTACATCCCCTGGAGCAAGCGCGCCTACAAGCTCTTCCTCACCGGAGCCCTGACCGGTCCGCCACCGGTCGGCGACCTGGACGGCTACGCGTGTCTGATCACGCGCGCGGGGGTGAAGATCGCCGGCGGCACCGTGCGCCGCTACGACTACACGGTCTCCCCGCAGCTCGATCTCTACATCGACATCCTTTGGCAGAACCAGACCATCCTCATTGGGGACGCAGTCTCGGTGAAGCAGACCGGCGGCGCCGACCACACGGGGGTAGTGTTCGATGCGGGATCCGCCGCCGCCGGCTGGATCCCGCCCGGCACGATCCGCGCCAACGTCGACGGCTCGCTGCGCCAGGGCATCGGGTGCCGCGGTACCTGGCGCCTCGCCGGCCAGGTCGGCGAGACCGGGCAGTTCGAGATGGAGTTCTCGGGCCGCATCGGCACGGTCGGCGACGCCGGCCTGATGTCCAACCTGGTCTACCAGTCCGACGGCTCTCCGATCCGGATCAGCGGCGCCAACTTCACCATCGACACCGCGCCGTACGGAGCCGTGAACAACGGCCTGAAGCTCCCCTATGCGAGCTTCGAGATCAACGTCAACAACACGGTGGTGATGAGGCCGGACGGCAACGATCCCGAGGGCGACCTCTCGGCCATGATCGTCGACCGCGACCCGGTGATCAGCATCGACCCGGACATGGTCCCGACGACGTCGCTCGACTGGCATGCGGCCTGGGTCAACCGAACCCTGCTCACCTTCTCGGCGACCCTGGGCACCGGCGCGCAGACCATCCTGCTGCACGCCATGAAGTGCCAGGTTCACTCGGTGACGTTCTCCGACCGGGACCAGGTCCTGGTGTCCAACGTCCAGCTGAAGCCGCGCGTCGTGCACGGCGATGGCGACGACGAGTTCATGTTGGTCGCGTTCTCTTCCTAGGAGCTCCCCCCATGGCCGACGGCCAAGAAGTAGTCATCACCGGCGGGTCGACGGGCCCGGGCCTGCGCAACCGCCTCCTCGTCGACGGCACGGTCTTCGGCGCCGCGCGCACCGTGGCGCGCCCGATCGACCACGGAGCCCTCGGCCATTACGCGTTCGCCCGCTCGACCGGGATCCTCCCGGCCGCTCTGACTGCCGACGCCGAGGTCTTCCAGTTCCGGTGGGCCGCGGCCACGCCGGCTGTGCTCTTGTCCGTGACGATCTCCGCGGCGGTCAGCACCACGATGTTCGCGGCCGGCGTTCCGCTGCGGGTCAGCATGCTCAAGTGCTCGGCCTGGACGGTGCCGGGCACCCTCGGCCTGGGGATCACCCCGGCCGCCCTCCTGAAGACCGACAGCGATATGGCGAACACCCTGCTCGCGGCCGGCGACATGCGCATCGCCACCACGGCTGCGCTGGGCGCCGGCACGAAGACCCTCGAGACCGAGCCGATCGGCCACGTGCTCGGTGCCGGCCCGATCACGGGCATGCTCAACGGAATGATCTTCCCCCCGGGCACCCCGCTCTTCGAACCACGGATCGAGCGCGGCGAGCACCCGCTCGAGCTGAAGGCGAACCAAGGGTTCGTGATCACCGTGCCGTCCGTGCCGGCGACCGGCACCTGGGCACTGGGCGTCGCGATCAAGTGGGCGGAGCTCCTGGCCTACTGACGGATAGGCTCCCTCCCCCATGGTGATCGCCGTCGACCCGAATCGTTCGCTCTCGTTCATCTTCCCCAACGAGCGGAAGCTGGCGCCCGAGCTGCAGACCGTGTTCCGCTTCCGGCCGCTCGATCCGTCCGAGTCGCGCGACCTGATCGGCGCCGCGTCCGCGGCCGCGACCGGCGCCGAGGGCGTGTTCCTCGCGGCCCAGGTGCAGGTCGACCTCGCCATTGCGTCGCTCACGGGGTGGGACAACTTCAAGAAGGACGGTGTCGCGGTCCCGTTCGTCGCGGAGTGGCAAGCGATCCGCGGGCGCCGCGTCCACGCCGCGACGCAGGAGACGCTGTCCTTCCTCACGTGGGAACAGCTGGCCGTGCTCGCGAGCGGCGTGCGGGAGATCAACTCGCTCACGGAGACCGACGCAAAAAACTAGCAATCGCCGCTGCCATCTCGTTTGGCGGCGGCTGGATCGGTGACTGCCAGACCTGCTGGCGCAAGGAGCATGCAGACGACCGACGAGTGTGGGGCTGCGACGAACCCGCGAAGGAACCGATCTGGCAGGTGCTCTGCTGGCGGTGCGACGGGACCGACGTCACCTGCGCGCAGTGCAAGGGCATGCGGACGGTTCCGATCCCGCGGTGCCCCTACAAGTCGCAAGCGCGCGACGCCCTGCAGGACGCGTTCGACGTCTGCCGTGCGATACCCATGCTGCAGGTCGGCGTGCTCCCCGCCGGCGACGGGTGGCTCAAGCTGCCCCAGCTGTTCATGGACGCGCTGCGCCTGGTCGCAACGCACAAGGAGACCTACGACGAAGCCGAGGCCGAGCGCCGGCGGAAGAAGGCCATGAGGGGGAAAGGTGGCTAGCGTCGAGAAGCGCACGGTCCTCTTCGAGACCAAGCTGAACGACCAGACGGGCGCGGCGCTGCGCACGATGGCCGGCAACTTCGCGCGCTTCGCGACCGGCACCGCGGGCACCCTGAAGGGCGTGGTGTCCTCGGTCTTCAACCTGAAGACCGCGATCGTCGGCCTCGGCACCGCGTTCGTGGGAAACAAGATCGTCGCGGGGATGCAGGCGATCGCGAAGGAGGGCGGGAAGCTCTACGAGACGAGTCGCAAGCTCGGCGTCAGCACGCGGATCCTTAGCGAGTTCAAGCACGCGTTCGAGCAGCTCGGCAGCTCGGGCGACCAGGCGCTCAACGCGCTGGGGAAGCTCAACAAGACCATCGGCGAGGTTACCCGCGGCGACAACCGCGAGGCGCTGCGCGCGTTCCGCGACCTGGGGATCTCGCTGTCCGAGCTGCGCACGCTCAGCGTCGACCAGGTCTTCGATCGGATCTCCGACGGCCTCGCCCGCTACAAGAGCGAAGCCGAGAAGGCGGCGCTCGCCAACAAGGTCTTCGGCCGCGGCGTCGCCGACGAGCTGCTGCCCGTGTTCGCCGAGCAGCGCGGCGCGTTCGACGACGCGCGCCGCGACGCGCAGCGCCTGGGCCTGGTGCTCGGCGACCTCGAGGCGAAGCAGCTCGACGACTTCGGCGACGCGATCACGAAGCTCAAGGCGACCGTCGGCTCGGTCTTCCGCGACATGGTCGTGAAGCTCGCGCCAGACATGACCAAGGCGCTCGAGAGCTGGTCGACCTGGGTCGGCGATAACCGTGGTCCGATCCTCAAGTTCTTCGAAGACGCAGCCGCGCTCCTTTCGACGATTGTGAGCCTTGGTGCCAAGGTCGCGGCGATCCCCCGCTGGATCAACCAGATCGGTGCGAACCTGCCCAAGAACCCGGGGCTCTCGGAGTGGGAGCAATTGGCTGGCTCCTCGTTCCCTAATAACCCATTTGGGATCGGCCGACCCGGCGGCACGGGCGGTGCCGGCACCGGCATGCCGTCGCCAAAAGAGCAGGCGCGCTTGTGGAGCCAGAGCGCGATCGGGATGCGGAAGGACTTCGGCCTCCCGCCGATGCAGTTCGGAGGGCAGGGCCAGGGTCCCAACACGCCGACGCCGATCGGCCCCGGCCTACCCGGCGCCCCCGGCGGCGGTGCGGGCGCCATGCCTGGAGCCGACGCGTTTGGCAAGTTCTTCGAGGGCTTTGGCGACGGCGTCCAAAAGATGAAGGCCGAGTGGGAGTCCTTCACCGAAGCCGGCGAGGAGGCGGCGGTGAAGCTCGGCCGCACGATGGAGACGTCGATCACGAGCAACCTGACCGACGTCGTGCTGGGCGCGAAGAGCGGCAAGGAGGCCTTCCGTGAGTTCGGCCAGACGATGATCCGCCAGCTGATCGAAATGGCGATCCAGCTCATGATCGTCCGCCCGCTCATGGCCGGGCTGTTCGGCGGGATCGCGCCGATGGCCAAGGGCGGCATCGTGCAGGGCCGCTCGAGCAACTGGGAGGCGATGGGGATCCCCGGCTACGCGGCCGGCACCGTGGTCACGTCGCCGCACCTGGCCATGGTCGGCGAGGGCTCGAAGAACGAGGCGATCGTGCCGCTGCCCGACAACCGCTCGATCCCGGTCTCGTTCCTGAACGGCGGCGGCGGCGGCAACGAGTTCAACTTCCACCTGCACAGCCCGGATCAGAAGGGCATGCGGCGGCTCCTGCTCGACGAGCGCGAGCAGATCGCCGCGATCGCCGAGTGGGCGATGACCAAGCGAAGCCGGGGGCGCACGACCGTGCGCTCGCTCACGTAGACCATGGTCCGGCAAGGCACGCTCACGACCGAGTACGGACCCAAGTTCGTCGACACGATCGGCGTCTTCAACGAGACCGGGTGGACGGACGTGCTCACGGTGCCGCCCACGGCCTTCCTCTCTGGCACCGGCAACTACGCGATCCTGGTCGGGGGCAACTTCGGCGACGCCGTGTGGACCGGCACACCTTCGCGCGGAACGATCGAGGTCGGGATCTCTGACGACGCGACCCCCGGCGTGTTCATCAAGAGCACGTATGGCATGAGCACCTTCCCGCAGCCTGCGCACCCGCGGCTGCGCTCGCTGCCGTTCCTGATCCAGTATCTCCTCACGCCGGCGATCGGGACCTGGAACGGCGCGCGCTCGCTGGTCGTGCGCGCGCGCATGAACCGCAACGGTGACCCGCCCAACTGGGCCGGCGCGTTCTCGGTCTCGGAAATCTTCGTGCTCATCTGGGACCTCGGCCGGCTCGGCGCCCCGAACTACTTCGCGCACATCGCGCCCTTCAACGGCGCCGCGAGCGAGTTCAACCTGAACGCGGCCGGAGACAAGACCTTCTCGACGTCGCCCGCGTTCGGCACCTCGCCCGGCGAGAAGTGGCTCTGCTTCACGAGCTGGGACTACGAACCCGGCAGCTTCACCGCGCCGCCGAAGCTGCGCGTGCAGCGCACCGGCGGGCCGACCGTGTTCGGTTCGACGGTCTACGGCATGTACCCGCGCGGCGGCGGGCTCAGCATCGGGTGCCACCAGTACAAGCAGGGCGGCTGGTTCCTGCACGAGCCCTTCAGCCCGGCCGGCGACCAGATGCTCTTCGCCGGCCGCGACCTGCACGACCTCGCCGGCGAGCGATCGCGCTGCACGCTTTGGCAGCTGTTCGCCGTGCGGGTCTCGCACGCCGTCGCGAACCTCTCGATCGCGCAGCGCCTGACCGAGAACTCGCTGTCCGACACGGGGCTCGAGCACAGCAAGCTCGAGCAGATCAGCCCGTTCTCCGGGCAGCAGGTCCTGCTGTTCAACCAGACCATGGAGTCGCCCGGCGGCGGCCGCTCGTTCACGAGCTTCCTGCGCATGGAGGACGGGAGTCACTCCACCCCGGAGTTTCAGAAGCTCGCCCCCTACGCCCATAACGAGCTCGAGGGGGTCTCGCTGTACGCGGTCGCGGAGCGATGGACCGGGCCGCTCGTGCAGCACCGCTTCGGCGGGAAGCGCAACCCGTTCGAGCCGGTCAACATCCCCCCGCAGGTCTGGCGCGGCATCGACGTCTGCTCGGCCTCGTTCGACCTCGAGAGCTCGCCGAACAACGTGCCATACCCGGGACTGATCACCGGCGCCGACATCGTGGTCGCTCCTGGCTTCGAGGGCCCGGGCCTCGGCGCGCTCGCCGAGCTGCCGATCCAGCCGAGCTTCGAGATGGCGTTCGAGATCACGGCGAGGCGGCACAGTCTGGATCCGGAGTTCGCGCCCTACCGGCAGACCTGGCCGGCGTTCCTGGGCCCGCGCGCGAGCTGGTCGATCTCCTGGATCGGCCTCTCGAAGGCGCAGGTCTCGACCCTCTCGAGCTTCTTCCACGTGCAGGACCGGGGCTGCTTCAAGTGGCGGCCGCCGACGGCAACCGCCCTGCTGCCGTTCGCCATCGTTGAAGGGCCCAACTTCACGGACGCCGGACGCGGGGTATTCAACGCGTCCGCTCGGTTCCTCGAGCTCCGGTACACCGGCCCTTGAAGACACTCCCAAGCGGTTTTCTCCTCGAGAAGGACAAGCTCCACCAGGAGGGCGTCTGGCACTGGCTCTGGCAGGTCGAGGCGAATCGCACGGTGGCCGGCTGCTCGGTCTTCCAGTTCGTTGCGCACGACCAACCGGTGACGTACGGCGGGCTCACCTACTACCCCTGGGCGATCGAGCAAAGCGAGATGGAGCAGGACGGCGAGGGCAACCTGCCGACGCTGGCGCTCTCGCTCGACAACTGCACCGGCCTGCTGTCGTACTACTTCTACGTCGGCCAGGGCTTCCAGGGGAACCGCGCAACCGCGCTGCTGGTGAACTCGCTGCACCTGACCGGACCGACGGCCGGGCACCTGCAGGTCGACTTCACGATCAACGAGGGCTCGCTCGACACGAGCACCGAAGGGTGCGTGGTCACGCTGAAGCTCGAGAGCAACGGCTACGAGGACCGCCAGTCTCCGCAGGACCGATTCAACGCGACCCGCTGCAGGTTCATCTATGGGGACGAGCTGTGCGGGTACGTGCTGAACGCGGTCGCCGGGTTCCAGACGTGCAACAAGACGATGCCCAATTGCATCGAGCGCGGCGGCGACATGGCGCTGCGCGGACTGCCGCGCCTGCAGCCGCAGTCCTTCGGCGGCTTCCTCGGGATCTCGGTGCGGCGATGACGGTGGCGCCGCCACCCGTCCAGCTCGCCGACTTCGAGCACCTGGTCGGCATCGATTGGGTCGAGGACGGCCGCGGCCGCGACGGCGCCGACTGCCTCGGCATCTTCCTGCTCGGCCTGGTCGTGTTCGGCGTGCATGCGCGTGACCCCTGGCAGGAGATCCGCGCGCAGTACGAGCGTGGCTGGCCGATCGGCATGCTCGCGCCGCGCGAGTTCGTCGAGATCCCGGTCGACTCGGCGAAGATCGGCGACGGCCTCGAGCTGCACGGGCGCGAGGTGAACCACGCCGGCAAGGTGATCGCGCGCGGGCACGCGACCCTCATGGTGCCCGACGGCTACGTGCTGCACACCGGCAAGAAGACCGGCTCGGTGCTCACCCGCTTCGCACGGCTTCGGCCGTTCATCCGCAGCGCCTGGCGGTGGCACCAGTGGGCGTGACCGTCCACGCCCTGCGCGGGTTGCTCGACCTGGGCGACCGGCACGACGTCGACGTGCAGCTCGACGGGCTCTCGGGCGGCGACCTGGCGCGGATGTTCCGCCGGCCGGAGTGGGGCGAGTCGCACGTGGCGATCGCGGTGAACGGCCGGAAGCTGCGCGACGATGAGGTCGAGCGCGCGCTCGAGCCGGGCGACGACGTCGTGCTGACGCCGGCGATGCACGTGATCCTGGCGCCGCTGGTCCCGTTCATCCTGACGGCGCTCGCCGGCGCCGCGCTCAGCTACGTCTACTCGCTCCTGGTGCCGGCACCGCGGCTGAAGAGCCCGGAGCGGGGCGACGAGTCATCGGCCACGTACAGCTGGGACGGGATCCAGACCAACACCGGGCCCGGCTTCCCGATCCCGATCGTCTTCGGCCGGCACAAGCTCGGCGGCCAGGTGATCGAGAAGGAGGTCCGCGCGTCCGACTCGACCGAGCTGCTCTACCTGGTGATCGCGCTCGCCGTCGGCCGCTGCCAGGAGATCGGCGGCTACACGGGCTTCGCGTCGGGCGAGGTCGACCTGCTCGGCGGCCGCGGCAACTACTCGGGCCGCGGGCTGCTGCCGGCCGACATCAAGGTGAACGGCGTAGCGCTCGACAACGTGAACCCCAAGCCCGGGGCGTTCGCGTGGCTGCGCATGGGCACTCCGCGGCAGCAGGTGATCTCCGGCGCCGCGCGCGGGACCCCGAACACGATCGCGGCGCGCGCGCAGCTGAACGACCAGTTCAACCGGGCCGTCGTCGAGGTGAACGACTCGAGCCCGATCGCCGGGATCTCGATCACGATCGACTTCCCGAACGGGCTCTACGACACGATCGCAAACCAGGGCGTGTCGATGGTCGCCAACTTCTCGCTGTGGTGGCGGCCGCAAGGCACGACCTCATGGAACATCCTCAACTTCGAGCAGATCGCGAAGGGGCGACCGATCTACAACCCGCTGGCGCAGACCTTCGAGTACGAGCTGCCGCGCGGCACCGTGGGACCGATCGAGATCCTGTGCATCCGCGAGTTTGCGCACGGCAACGGCCAGGACCTCATGCGCGTGCGGCACGTGGTCTACTACGTCGACGCGTTCTTCGCGTACCCCGGCCTGTGCTACATGGCGCTCGACCTCGAGGCGGGCGAGCGGTTCGCCGGCGACGACCCGCAGGTCACGGCGATCCTGAAGGCGAGGAAGGTGCGCCTGGTCGGCGTCGCCGGCGAGGTCGCGCCCGGCGTCACGATCGACGCCTACGCGTGGGAGCTGCCCGGGTCCGCGGATCCGTTCTTCAACATCTGGACCTACCCGCCCGGCCAGAACCCGGGCTGGATTGCGCTCACCTTTGCCATGATGCGCGAGGGCCTGAACAAGTCGCCCGCGCAGATCAACTTCCAGGACTTCCGAAACCTGGCCGACTACTGCGACATGACCGTGAACGGGGGGCCGCGGTACACGTGCAACATCGTCATCGATAAACAGCAGAGCGCGTGGGAGTGGCTCCAGAAGATCCTCGCGACCGCGCGCGCCGTTCCCTACCTCGACGGCAACACCCTCCGCGTCAAGTACGAGTTCGCGGCCGCGCACGGGCGCGGGCTCAACGTGGTCCCGGCGAAGACCACGTACACGCAGGTGTTCACGAGCACGAACGTCGAGGACTTCTCGGTGCACTTCTTCAACCGCCGCAAGCGCGCGACCGTGCTCGAGGGTGAGTTCGTCGATGAGAACCTCGACTTCGAACGCAACTCGATCCCGATCGAGGACCCCGACTCGCTGCTGAACCGCCAGGACCAGATCGACGCGCTGCCGTTCCAGAAGCAGCCCATGTCCCTGATCGGCGAGACCCGGGCGACGCAGGTGAAGCGCACGCTGCTGTTCGCGCACCGGGCCAACTCACGGATCCCGTCGCGCGTGCAGATGACCGTCGGGCCCGAGGCGCTCAACGCGGAGCTCGGCGACCTGGTCGGCGTGAACCACGTGTTCCTGCAGCCCTACGACGAGCAGAGCTACAGCTACCGCACGAAGAACGCGGTGAGTGGCGTGCCGCAGATCGTGCTCGACCACGACGTGACGCTGCTCCCGCTGAAGACCTACAACGTCGTGTTCAAGCGGCCCGATGAGTTCCGGCTCGAGCTGACGATCACCGACCCGCCTGGTTTCTATCCCGAGGGCGTGGCGATCAACCTGAGTGCCGACGCGACCTACGAGGTCGGTGCACCGGTCGCGTTCGGCGTCGCCACCAAGGTGCAGAAGGGCTACGTGGTGGCGTCGATCACGCTCGCGCAGAACCTGAAGCGCAAGGTGACGCTGATCGACCACGTGCCGTCGATCCACGACGAGCCGCTCGAGGACGAGCTCGGCAGCGAGGAAGCGCCGGCGCCGTACTCGCGCTCGAGCGATCACCTGATCGAGAGCACCGTCGAGGTCTTCGAGGTGAAGGCCACGCGCCAGCCCGACGGCTCGTACGTGATCTCGTGGTTCCTCGAGGACGCCGGCAAGGGCCGGCGCCGCGCGCGCGTGTTCCTGCGCGCCGCCGGCGGGAGCTACCCGTGGGACCTGGTCGGCGAGACCTTCACGACCGACGCGCGCGTGCGGATCCTCTCCCCGGGCCAGAGCTACGAGGTCCGCGTGATGCTCGAGACGGCGGACGGCGCCGTCGGCCCGATCGGCGACACGCCCGATCTCACGTTCACGGCCGAGGAGTTCGCGCCGCACCCCGCGCCGCGCGTCCACCATCTCGAGGCGATCCCGCTGCAGCGCGGCGGCCTGCTCCGCTGCGCGCCGGTGATCGACGACCAGGTCCAGTACTACGAATGGCGGAAGGGTGCGGGATGGGTCGGCGGCCAGGTGATCGCCAAGGAGCTGAAGGCCGAGTACTTCTGGCGCGACGCCCCGCCCGGCGTCCACCAGGTCATGGGGCGCGCGCGCGCGAAGAACGGGCTCTACTCCGACTCGACCTGGACGACGCAGCTCCTGGTGCTGCCGCCCGACGGGACGACGATCGTCGCGGCGTCGGGCGTCGACGACCTGGGCGCGCTGCCGGCCGGCCTGGTCGATCTCACCTGGGACCCGGCGACGCACCAGCTCCGGATCGCCGACGGCAAGCTGTCGGGCTCCTGGGTCTCGCCGATCTACGACCTCGGCTTCATCGGCCGCGTGTTGTGGGTCGCGATCCTCGAGGCCTACCAGCTGGACGAGCTGCTGCCCGAGGAGGCGACCTGGAACGGCTACAGCGGTGAGGCGCTGTGGCGCACGGTCGCCGCGCGCGAGCCGTCGCCGGCGGCGCCCGGGATCAACTTCGACCTTATGCCGGCAGACCTGGGCACCATGCTGCCGGCCGACCTGCCGAAGGACCTGCTCGGCCGCGGCTGGTCCTCGCAGATCGGCGAGTGGACCCGCGCGCGCCTGGAGATCGACTACGACTCGACGGGCTCGGGCGCCTGGTCGGGGTACCTGCCGATCACCATGGAGCGCCGCACCGCGCGCCGGTTCCGCTTGCGGTTGTCGATGCACCGCGCGCACCTCCGCACCCAAATCTACGTGACGCAGCTCGAACGGCAGGTTCTCGTCTAGGGGAGTCGATCGCAGTGCAGACCTACCACCCAGCGCCCGTGATGGCCGTGACGCCTGTCGCCACGTCGATCACCTCCCTGATCCCGACCAACTTCGATGCGGTGAGGTCGCGCTTCGCGGGCCCGACCACGCCGGCCGAGCACGTGGCGTACCAACCGTGGACCGACACCACGCTGCTGCAGAACATGGTCCGCAACGCGGCCGACTCGGCCGACGTCTACGAGGCCCCGTTCCCCAACGGGTTCGAGTCCGCGGGCTTGAAGATGGTCGCGATGTCGCTCGGCGCGCTCGCCGCGAAGAACGTGCGGCTGATGTCCATCCCGAAGGCCACGGTCCTCGCCGTCGTGCTGTACCCGAGTGCGACCACGGTCGGCAGCACCGGCGCCATCGAGTGGCGGTTCATGCTGCGCAACGTGACCGCCGGCCTGAACCTCTTCTCCGCGGTCCCCGGTACCGGGACGGTGGTCGGCGGCGTCGGCGGCGGTGAGCTGGCGATCGACGCGGCGAAGGTCTTCACGCCGAACCAAAACGCGAACACGACCCGCTACGACTCCATGCGCCTCGAGATCACGGTGGCCGGCGCCCCGACGGCCGTCGCCGATTGTCTCGCGACGCTCTTCTTCCAACTGCGAGGCTAGAGACCCATGGCTGCATCGATCGTCACCAACTGGGGCAAGGCGACCTACGCCGCGTCCTTCCACAACAACACCGACGCCGACGGCAACGCGATCGTCGCCGTCGTCTACCTGATCCTGATCGACAACACTTACCCGGGCTGGGCGGGCAACTCCGACCCCGACATCGCCGACATCAACCTGATCACGGGCCGGATCAACCCGGTCGCCGGCGGAGCGGGCTACGTGGGCAACGACGTCGACCGCGGCGAGTACACGGTGCTGATCGACAACGCCGCGGACCGCGCGACGGTCTCGTTCACGACCCCACCCGTACTCCAGGCCGGCGCCAGCGCGATCAACAACGTCCGCGGGTTCGGGATGGTCATGGCCAACTCGATCGCGGCCGGGAAGATCCATTGCCTGATCCGTTTCGACCAGAGCTACAACATCGGCGCGAACCAGCAGGCGACGGTCCTGAACGCGGGGCTTCTGATCTCGTAACCCCCGCCAGGGGAAAGGAACCGCGATGGCGATCACGATCGGGCGCACGCTCAGCGCCGGTATGGCTCCGCTCCTGGTGAGCGTCGACGCCAGCGCGGTGACCGGCCTCTCCGACGACGTCAAGAAGTGCCGCGTCGTGTGGGACTTCAACGACCCCGCGGCGCCGACCAACAAGCAGAAGGGTCACTGCGCCGGGCACGTCTACGAACGCGAGGGCACGTACCAGATCACCTGCACCGTCACCGATCCCGCGGGCACGGTGCAGGTCGCGCAGCTGCAGGTCGACGTCGCTGCGTTCGCCGGCACGACGTTCTACGTGGCCGAGTACGGCGACGATGCCAGCCCCGGCACGAGCGAGACCGCGCCGCTCCGCACGCTCGCGCGCGCGATCGAGCTGGCGCAGGCGCTGTTCGTTCCCTACGTCGCGACGCCCGTGCAGATCCTGCTCGCACGCGGCCAGGAGTTCCGCGTCGAGCAAGGGTTCGACTTCGGAGCGAGCGTGGTCGGCAAGTTCACGATCGGTTCGTACGGACCCCGGAAGGAAGAGCGGCCGATCGTCCACTACTTCGACAAGGACGCGACCGAGCCGCTGTTCCGCTGCAGCGGCGGCTTGGTCGACTTCTCCCTGGTGGACCTCGACCTGCGCGGCGCCTGGTCGGGCGTCAACGGCGAAGGCCCGCTGGTCGCCGCGTGCGACTTCGCGGCCACCGCGCACGCGAGTCTCCCCGCGCGCCTGAACCGGCTCTACCTCCGCTGCCACTTCACCGGCTGGCACCGCGTGATCCTCGAGAGCTACAGCGGCGCCGCGGCGCTCGACCTGTGCAACAACGTCGGCCTGGTCGAGCTCACGGCCACGCGCACGCAGGAGGCCACGGTCGAGATCGGCGGGAAGCACGTGACGGTCTACGGGTGCAACTTCGCCGGCAGCGCCCTCGGCCACGTGCTGCGCGCCTGGTGGCTCGACCGCAGCTCGGTCGCGCATTCGAGCATGCTCGAGCCCGGCGCCGGCAAGTCGGCGCTGGCGATCAACAACGCAACGGCCGGCGCGAAGCAGACGTCCCACGTGAGCGTGCGCCGCGACATGCTGCGCGGCGGCGCCGTCGTGCTCGACGTTGCGCCGACGGCTCTCGACCAGGACGAGCGGATCGACCACGTGTCGATCGACCGCTGCGACCTCGAGGCCGACTCGACCACGCTCGCGTACGTGCATCTCGTCGCGCGCGATGTCACGGCGCGCGTCTGCGCCGTGTTCGGCGGGGCGCCCATGACGGGCTCGGCCGTGTTCCACGTTGAGGAGTACTCGGCCGTCACCGGCTTCGCGCCGCAGGGCATTGCCGTGCTCTGGTGCGGAGCGGTGCACGAGGGCGTCGCGGCCGTGTTCGCCCGCTTCACCGCACCGAACCTGGCGGCGACCGAGTTCCGCGGGAACCTGTTCATTTCGCAGCAGGCCGGCGAGGGCAGCCGCTTCTACATCCTGAACGGCGCCACGCCTCCGAACGCGATCGACGACAGCTGGAACGCCAGCTGGCGCGGCGGCGACACGCCCTACTACGCGACGATCGCCGGCGTCGCGAAGTCCCTGCCCGAGTGGGCGGCGCTCGACCCCGACGGCCCGGGCCCGATGCTGCATGGCTTCGAGGCGATGGACGGCGGCACGCTCGGCGTGATCGACGCGCCGCGGGACGACTTGCGGCCGTGGGACTGGTCACCACACCGCGAGGGCGCCGCCCCCGACCCGCGGGTCTACGAAGACAACCACGGCGACGTGCGCGTGAAGACCGCGCCGAGCTGGTCGTATGGGCCGATCGAGGCGGCGCCGCAGATCGCCCCCGCCGAGGGCGCACCAGGTCCTGCACAGGGCTCCCCGGCCGGCGGCATCGAGATGCAGACCGAGTGGGCGACCCCGCTCGACCTGGGCGTGCGCGAGGCCTCGATGAACCTCGGCGGCGCGCTCATCAACGCGGAACAGGCCGAGTCGCTGGTGGCCACCGTGGTCGGCGACGCGGCCCTGCAGATCGCGCAGAACTCGATCGTGATGCGCGTCGGCGCCGACGACGTGCCCGCGCTCGTGACGGAGGTCCTCGGCGACGACGGCACCGAGGATGCGCGCATGTCGTTCCCGGGCCCCGTGGTCGTGAAGGCCGGCGCCGCGCCGGCGAAGAGCGCCGCCGGCGTGATCGGTGACGCGCGCCTGGGACTGATCCAGCAAGCGCTGCGCGTCAACCTGGCGGACCGGCCCGCGGCCGCCACCGGCTTCTGGTCGCCCGACGGGATCGGCACCGACGCGCGCCTGGTGCTTTCCCCGGTCGGCTTCGCCATGCGCGCCGAGACCGCGGCGATCGCGACCGGGGCGCTCGGTGACGCGCGCCTGTTGCTCACGGCCCAGGTCCCGGTCTCAAAGGGCGACATCTCCCGCAGCTGGCGGTCCGTGCTGCCCGTCCGCAAGCTGAAGGCGCCAGGCGACCAGCTGTGGGCCGGCATGGCGCTCGGCATGAAGGACGGGATCGTCCGCTTCTGGCGTCCGGGCGACATCTTCGGTGGCTTCGCCGCGGAGCGCGCCGGGCCGCCCCGTGACGCGCTCCAGGTCTACGAGCAGGGCGTCGCGCAGATGGACATCGCCGGCGTCACCGGGCCCGGCAACTACGGCGCCCCGGTCTACCTGGCGAGCGACGCGGCCTTCACGCTGTCGCCGGGAACGCCGCGCCTGGGCAAGGTGATCCGCTGGATCACCGGCCGGCGCTGCGAGGTCTGGTTCGCGAGCACGATCATCCAGGGGGTCTAGTGGTTCTCGATCGCAAGGGCACGACCGTCGTCGCCGGCCAGGTCTACCTGCTGGCGGGCCCGGTCCGCCTGATCGACGCCGGCACGAACCGGCTGCAGATCGAGCTCGGCAACGGCCACATGTACGAGGTCGATGCGGCGGAGGTCGCGAAGCTCGACGAAGCGGCGAAGGGACTTTCGCACACGATGCTCACCGACATTGGCACGAACACGCACGCGCAGATCGACGCGCACATCGCGAGCGCGGCCGCGCATGGCGCCGGCGCGGAGGTCGTGGGGACGGACAACGTGCAACTCCTGAAGAACAAGACGCTCGAGCAGCCGGTCCTGGAATCGGCCGACGCAAACGGATCACGGATCACTGGCGTGGGCGACCCGACCTTTCCGCCCGACGCGGCGAACATGGGCTACGTGGACACCATGGACGGGATCGTCGCGGGTGCCCTCTCGTCCCACATCGCCGCATCCGCGGCGCACGGCGCGACCGGCGCCAACGTCGGCACGACCAACGCGCAGACCCTCACCAACAAGACGCTGACCACGCCGACCATCGTCGCGACCGGGTTCGCGAACATGAACCACACGCACGCCAGTCTGAACACTGGCGGCCTCCTCGACCACGTGAACCTGCAATCGATCGGCAGCAACACCCACGCGCAGATCGATACCAAGCTCGGCGACCTGGGGAACCTGGTCGGCTTCCCCTACCCGATCATCTGCGAGATCGAGGACTTCGGCTCCGCGCTCACGGCCCTGGCCCTCAACTGCGGCAGCGTCTCGACGCAGGACACTAGCGGCGGCGTGCAGATCGCGTTCGACCGGGCCATGAAGTGGATCCGGTGCGCGGTGAACGGCAAGAACAACCACGCGTCCGACCCCGGCGACTGGACCCTCGTCGTCGAGAAGAACGGCGGCGCCGGCGCCGAGACGTTCGTGTTCTCCATGGCCAACGTCGGGTGGGCGAACAACATCACCACCGGCGTACCCTCGGCCGAGCTGGCGTTCGCCGAGGGCGACGTCGCCCGCGTCTACGCCACGGGAGCCTCGACCGACCAGGTGCGCATCCGCGTCACCCTCACGTTTCTCACGACCTACTGAGTCATGGACAACGCCACCCAAGCCGCGCTGCAGAACGCCGCGAAGCTGGTTTTCGCCCTGCGCACGCACCCCGTGACGGCCGTTGCCGACCGCGCGAAAGACATCATCCGCCGCGCCCGACCCACGGCCGCGGAGATCAACGCCCTCGTTGCGACGATCCAGAACACCGGCCTCACGCCGGCGCAGCGCGCGGCAGCGCTCGACGAGCTCGGGCTGGTGCTGCTGAACAGCGGACTCGTCAGGAGCCGCGGGTGAAGTAGGTGCCGAACCGTGCGAGCCGCTCTATGGTTCCGGTTCTCCAAAGGAGACCGATGAAGAGAAGCCGAAACCTAGTCGCGGGCCTGGTGCTCGCGTTCCTGACTGCGGCGTGCACGGGCCCGGCGCAGGCCTACATGGAAGCCGACCGCGACACGTACGCGATCGTGGCGCCGAAGCTCACCCGCTACGTCGAGAACGACGCGGCCCTGACGGCGCCCGAGAAGCAGCGCACGCTCGACCTGATCGCGAGCTGGCGCGTCCGCTGGTCGAAGGCAATGGGGGTGAAGTGACATGGCCAAGCCCCTCGTTTCCGAGATCCTCGAGAAGCTGAAGACCATCGTTGCGCAAAAGCGCGCCGACTGGACCGACGCCGATCTGCAACTCGCCGCGCGCGTCGGCCAGGACCTCCTCGAGCTCACCGCGAAGAAGGCGCTCGGCGAGGACGTCGACAAAGAGATCGACGAGGCCGGCACATCCGTGGCCAACATCGCAGCGGGTGCCAAGGTTTCCGGCGCTGCCGCCATCCGTGAGGCGCTCGAAGCGGTCCTCGCGGGAGTGCTCAACCGCGTGCTGAGGTTCTGACCAATGGCCAAGAACGACAAGAGCCGACCGCCGGAGGAAGTGCCTGGCGAAGAGACGCAGGCCGAGGAGGTCCTCGCCGGCGATTACCTGACGACGCCCGACATCACCTACGACCCGCTGTTCCTGCGCACGCTCACGCTCCAGGTCGTGAAGGCGCGCATGAACATCGCGGGCTGCACGCCGGCCTGGGTGCTCGACTTCGTCGAGAAGCTCTGGAAGGGCCAGCAGGAGCTCGAGGCGAAGTGCGCGGCCGCGGCGGCCGAAGCCGCGATGCAAACGCCGAGCGACGCGCCCCCGGTGCGGAGCGCGGGCGACCCCCGCTACTAGGGGAACACGAGCCGGCACACGACCGCGTTCCAGAGCGGCGCCGGCTCGGTGGGCGAGCACTGGAACGTCCGGCACCCCATCGTCCCGCAGTAGCTCCAGCTGTAGCGCGTCGCGCCGGGCTGGAGGTCGCCGCGGTACTTCATCCGCTGGTGGTAGCCGATGTCGAAGATCATCCCGCTCGCCGGCATGAGCCAGCGCGGGTTGTAGGGTGCCGGGAAGTGCAGCGTTGCCGGCGCCAGTGACAGCGCGCCACCGACCGCGCACGGCCGCGGGTCGATCAGCATGGTCGCGAGGATGTCGAGCTGCACCTCGGCGCCCCACCGCGGGTCCGAGAAGCGCCCGACCTCCGCGCCAGGGCTGACGATCACGAGCGCCGGCGCGCCATCCCAACTGATCCACGACCAGGCGCCGAACGTCGAGAAGTTGTACGGGGTCGAGGAAAACTGCGCCGGGGCCGCGGCGGCCAGGGCGAAGACAAGGGCGAGTGTGCGAAGCATCGGGGAGGGTCTCCAGAAGGGGAGGGGGTAAAGGCCAGACGGCCGACCTGCCGATAGTAGCTCGCGGCGGGGATTCCAGTGGCGGTCCGGTGTCCGGGTTTCTACGGTACGCCGGCCCGCGCCGGAGGGGTGGGTTCCGGGAGGGACAGAAACCACGACCAGAGAAGGAGGAACGACCATGGCACAGAGACGGAAGAAGAAGACCAAGACACCCGCCTGGGAGAGCGGCTTCGCAATCGCGGCGATGCAGCGCCAGCTGAGAGACACCGGCACCGTGCTCTCTGCGATCGTCCAACGAGTCGACGCTCTCGCCGGGCTGCCGCCATGCACGGTGGCGACGCTCGAGCTGGTGCGCAAACACGACGAGCACCTGGAGCGCATCGGCTTCAACCTGAACCGCGATCGCACCGTCGTCGAAGAGCTGACCGCGCGCGTGCAGACCCTGATCGAGATGCTGCCGCAGCGCGCGCAGCACGAGCAGAACCTGCAGGACAACATCAACAAGGTCGACCTGCAGCTGCGCTCGCTGGCCGACCACTTCGCGACCGGGATCTCGCTCGCGCAGGACATCACCAAGCCGGCGCCAGTGAACTCGATCGCGGCGCGCGTGCTGACGCTGCTCGAGACCTGGACGTCGACGCAGATCCGCGGCGACGCCCTGACCGTGATGCTCGCGCGGGTCGCCAAGCGCACCAAGGTGAAGCCGGCGGTGCGCGAGACCGGACAGCGGATCGTGAAGAGCCGCGGTGGCGTGCCCGTGGTTGAGAGCGTCGTCCACAAGCGCGCGAGGAAGCGATGAACCTGCCACCGATCAACCGCCTCCCGCGCCCCGTGCGCGAGGTCTACGTCCACCCGACCCAGGTCGCTGCCTACAACGTCAGTAGCGCCGGCCCGAGCGGGGCGACGGGCGAGGTCCACTTCTGGCTCGAGGCCGACGATCGCCAGGTGGTCCTCGTGTTCCGCACCCGCGAGTCGCTCGAGAAGCTGCGCGCGATCCTTGAGCGCCACGCCAACGATGTCTGGCCGACCGTCCGTCCCACAACGCCCAAACCCAAGGAACGCCCATGACCACGACCGAGACCACGAGAGAGCAGAGCATCGAGGCTCTGCCGCTGCTGAAGCTGACCACCAGCAAGACCCTCAACCCCCGCCGCACCGAACCCAAGGAGAGCCACGACGAGCTGGTCGAGTCGATCAAGCGCGACGGCATCCTGCAGAGCATCGTGGTGCGCCGGAGCGGCCACGTGTTCGAGGTGATCGCCGGCAACCGGCGCGTCGCGGCCGCGCGCGACGCCGGCCTCCAGACGATCCCGGCCCGCATCGTCGACGTCGACGACGACGAAGCGCGGCGCCTGGCGATCGTCGAGAACGTGCAGCGCGAGGACCTCCCGCCCGTCGAGGAGGCCACGGCGTTCGAGCTGCTCGAGCGGAGCGGCCTGCCCGTGCTCGAGATCGCCGCGCGCGTCGGCAAGTCGGAGAGCTACGTGCGCCGGCGCATGGTGCTCGCCCAGCTGCCGGCTCCGGCGAAGAAGGCGCTCGCGGCCGGCGAGATGAGCGTCGCCGTCGCCGAGCAGATCGGCCGCGTCGCCAACGCCGGCGAGCGCGAGCGCATCTGGAAGGAGCTCGCACCGAACGGCCAGGGCTACGCCCGGAACGAAGGCCACCTGACCAACGTGCGTCACGTGCGGGAGATCATCGGCCGGGACTTCCTGCTGAAGCTCGGCGACGCGCCCTTCGATCCGAAGGACGCAAACCTGGTGCCGGCCGCGGGCGCGTGCGGCCCGTGCCCCAAGCGCACCGGCGGCCAGCCCTCGCTGTTCGGCGACGTGAAGGACCAGGACCTCTGCACCGACGCGAAGTGCTACCGCGGCAAGTGCGACGCGGCCTGGGCGATCCTCTCGGCCGCGGCCAAGGCGCGCGGCGAGTCGGTGCTCGACGACGGGCGGAAGGTCTTCGAGAAGGGCTACAACCGTCGGCACCTGTCGCACAACTGGATTGACGTCGAGGCCGAGGACTACCGCGACGGCAAGAAGTGGCGGAAGAAGCTGAAGGGCAAGGAGGCCGAGTTCCGCCTGGTCCGAAACCCCGACACGGGGGGCATCCATCGCGTCGTGCCGCGCGAGACCGCCGAGCGCCTGACGCGGCCGCCGCGCGGCGAGAGCTCTACGAAGGACAACAGCTACGCCAAGGCCGAGCGCGCGCGCCGCGCCGCGCAGCTGCTCGAGAAGGCGGCGCTCGAGGCCGGCCTGCAGAAGATCCATGAGCACTACCAGGCGGTGGGCAAGGGTCTGGCGAACGCCACCAGCAACCTGGAGCTGCTGCGCGCGTGCGCGAGTGGGACCGTCAATGAGTTCCGCGAGCGTGCCGATCACCGCGCGGCGCTGCGGCGCGGGATGTCGGCAACTGTGAAGCCGAACAACTACAACGCGCCGTCGGCGTTCCTCACGAAGTGGCTCGCCGACAAGGACCGCACCCACGCCGACCTGCTCGGCCTGATCGCCGAGCAGCTGGTCGGCTACGTGCCCGGCTACGGCGACCGTCGCAAAACCAACTTCGTCGCCGGCTTGAAGGCGATCGGCGTCAACCACGCGAAGCTGCTGGCCGCGGCCGCCGTGGCGAAGCCGAAGACCAAGAAGACCGCCAAGCCGAAGGCGAAGGCCAAGTGATCCCTGGCTCGGCAACGCCCCGGCATCCGCGCGATCCCGTCGGGGGCAAAGGGCCGGGCGGTCCTCGTCCAGCTGGGGCGGTGCCGAGCCCTTTCTCAAACACGGAGGAACCCATGGTGAAACCCGAGACCGAGAAGCTCCTTTCGAAGATCGCGCTCGCTGTGCTGCGCGACTGGCCGGACTGCACGCCGCGCGACGTCGCGGCCTGGCTGTTCCACACGTTCTCGCCCCCGCCGGCGCACCTCGCGGCGCTGGCATCACGCCCAACTTTCGACGAGTGCCTGCAGCTCGTGAAGCAGACCATCGTCACGCGCGAGCGGGAGAACCTTCCATGAAGAACAAGAACTACCTGAGCAGCGCCGATCTGCTGGACTTCCGCAAGAGGCTGCTGCGCAGTGCTGAGCCGGGCACCGTCATCGCGTCGTTCTCGACGGTGGCCGGCCGGCTGGATCTGAAGCTCGGCCACGTCCTCGACGCGTTCGAAGAGCTGCTCGAGCTGCGCGAGCTCACCACCCACCCCGAGGTCGATGTGCGCGACGACGACCCACACCCGGAGATCACGGCATGGCAGAAGACGGCCGATCTCTACCGCCGGTCGTTGTTCAACGTCTGCGAGCTGCTCGGAGTGCCGGTCCATCTCGAGCGCACCGGGGAGTACCCGGAGCGGTTGACCATCGACGCGCTCTTCACGGCGGCGATCCAGAAGCTGAAGCACGGCGACGTCGACGACGGCGATGACCCGGCTGAAGAACCCTACGTGCCGCTCACGGAAATCATCAGGCGGCTTGGCAACTCGCTCGAGCAACACACCGCGGCGGTCCGTTCGCTGCACGCGCGGGTGGCTTTGCACCAGGATGGTGAGTTGAAGCATCCGCTGCAGCACACGACGCACGTCCCCGACGTGGCCACGCGGCTCGACCTGCTCCGCTACCAGCTGCGCCCGGGCGTCTGGATCCAGCTGGAGCTTCCCAAGGACTTCGACACCCTCGACGCGGAGCGGATCGCGGAGTGGGCGAAGGCGATCGCGCTGCCGGTGGAGAACCTCCGTGGCTGAGCACGACATCCATCCCGAAGGCCTGGGCAAGCTGAAGCAGGAGCTCGACTCGTTCCTGCTGCTCGCGCCAGGGTTCAACTCGCGCGACACGCAGGACCTCGAGAACGTGATCGTCGCCGCGCGGGACGAACCCGGCAGCGCGATCCCGGTGAGGGACTGGCCGAGGGTCCACGCCCTGCTGAAGCTCTGGCTTGCTCGCATCGACTTCGCGACCAACATCATGCGCGGTGCACGCCGCGCGATTGCCGAGCTCGAGCGGCTGCGCCAGGTCGGCGACGAACGGCCGGCTCTACGCACGCAACCGTGCGAGGGCTGCGCGCGGCCGATCGTGTTCGGCCGCAGCGAGAACGGGAAGCCGGTGCCGCTCGACACGATCGCGCCTGTCTACCGCTTCCGCGACGGCCGCTGGTCGCGCGCGCGGGACGCGTTCGTGTCCCACTTCGTGACGTGTCCGCATCGCGAGCGGTTCTCGAAGGGCGGTGCGAAGTGAGGCGCCGGCCGATCCTCGAGGCGCTGCGCCGCGCGCGCGGCGGCGTGGCGGCGGTGAGCGAGTCGACCGGCTTCGCTCGCTCGACCCTCTACGACTTCGCGTCGCGGCGCTGGTCGCGCCAGCCCTACGCCACCTCGCGCGCGATCGCGCAGGCACTGGTGAAGCTCTGGCCGGAGGACGCCGGCGAACGACCGAAGGTCGCGGACCTCACGGAGCAGCTGCTCGCGTGGCACACGTCGCTGCCGGCGGCAAGGAGGGGCGCGTGAGCGGGCAGGACCTGGTCGACGAGAACAACCGGCTCCGGCAGCGCATCGCCCTCGACGCGGTGACGATCAAGGAGCTCCGCAGCGAGCTCTACGTCGCCCGGGCCCACACGAGCATCGTGGCCCTGCGCGCGCTGCTCGACCTTGCGACCTGGCGCGACGTCGAGATCACGCGCCAGCTCGAGGACTCCACCCCGGAGATGCACACCACGATCCGCGCGCTTGGTCCGAAGGTCCAACACGCCGCGCGCCCGGTTGTCTCATGGGCCTTCACCGTGGACCTGACCGACAAGAAAAGACACGCGGGGGTCGATGTTGAACTTCACCGGTTCGCCCACGCGATTCTCAAACTGAAGGAGCAGATGCCGAAATGCCCATCCCCACCGACGAGCTGAAGGTCGCCCGCTCTCTCCTGCAGGAAGTGGTCGCCGGCACCAGGTCGCACAGCCCGGTGGCGATCGCGAGCGTCGGCGTCACGCTCTGCGATGGCGTCGAGCTGCTCGAGCAGATGCTGGAGCGCGCGCAGCGCCAGTACCACCAGCTGAGCGACGCGTACACCCGGCTCGAGCAGCTCTACGACGTCGCGATTGAGGCGAAGCAGATCCCGACGCCGACCTGCGACGGCCCGCGCGTGCCGCTCGAGGTCGCCGAGGGACACGCCCGGCGGATCGCGCGCCTCCTCGACAAGTCGGCGCCGAAGGGCTGGCGCTTCGGCATGATCTACTTCACCGAGAAGGCCGAGTTCCTCAGCTGGATCAGCAACGCGGCGCGCGAGGACATGGCGAAGGCCCTGGGCGAGATGCTCGAGCGGTGGGCCCGCGCCGAGCCGAGCATCTGACGTGCCCCTCGCCCACGGACCCGAGCAACCCGAGGACCTGCGCCTGCAGGCGCTGCGCCGGCTCGGCCAGCTGCTCGACCGCTACGACGTGCGGTTCGATCGCGTGCCCGGTAATGCCCCTGGCTGCGGACCGCGCGTGCAGATCACGATCCACCTGCGCGCGCGGAAGGACGATCCATCGGCGTGCATCGCGCTCCACTTCGAGGCCACGCGCGAAGCGATGGGATTCCAGCGCGCCGGCCTCGACGTCACCACGATCAACCTCGCGCTCGCGCTCGAGCAGCTGAGCGGGCTCGTGCCGTGAGGAGTTCGCCCCCGCGAGTGGGCCGGCTGCGCCTGCGCGAGGTCGAGCAGCTCCTGGTGAACGCCTACTGCGCCGAGCAGGGCGGCGGGATCAACGGCGCCGGCGAGACCATCGAGCAGCTCGCGCCCCAGCTGCGCCGCGCGTGCTCGAGATTCCTGCGCGTGATGCTGCGGCTCGAGTTCGTCTTCGGTAAGGGTCGCTTCTACGTGACCGGCCACGACGGGCTGTGCGGCACCGAGAAGGGCGCCCCTTGCCATTGCGGGCGTGGAAAGTGGCGCGCGATCTGCGACGAGCTGCTGCCGATGCTCGAGGCGGAACGGAAGCTAGCTAGGGCCCGGCGCCGTCGGTAGGTTCCGCGGCCGGTGCGGGTGCCAGTACAGGAACCCGGCCGGCGTTGGCGCGCCGGCCGGGCGGTTGCACACTTCAGGAGGCTCGGTGCGAGCCCTGTCTTCTCGTCTCGTCCCTGCGCCATCCCTCTCGTACGAGGACTGTCGCCGTGACCCGGGCGACCGTAGCTCCGGTCCGCAGCGAGCGCAAGCTGGCCACCCCCGGCTTCCTGATCGAACGCACCCTGCCCGGTGAGGTCCGCGTGAGTGCCCAGCTCTTCGCCCTGCTCGAGTACCGCGCACGCCTGGGCCGCCGCGCCGGCGGGGCCACGTTGCTGCCACCCGAGTCGACCGCGTCGATGGCGCAGGCGCTGGGGCGGTCCCTGCGCACCGTGCGCCGCGCGCTGCAGGACCTGGTCGCCCGGCGCCAGGTGACGCGCGAGCGCGGCGGCGCGCGCGGGTATCCCTCCCTGCTGCTCTCCGACGCCGTCGTGCTCGCCCGGCGCGCGAACGCCATGGGGTCGATCCGCTTCGGCCTGGCGCAGCTGGCGGGCGGCGCCGGCAAGACCTCGGCGCAGCGCGCGCTCGAGGCGGTGTGCAGAGAGTTCCACACGTTGTCCACCGCGAGCGCGGCCCGCTTGGCGCGCGTCGCCAGGGGGACGGCCGGCGCGCTCCGGCGCCTCGACTTGCATCCGTTCGCGGCCAAGAACGGACACGTGCATGAAGTACAGGAGCTCTCCGAAGAAGCCGGAGATGCTCGGAGGGCCCACGACGTGCAGGTCCTGGTCGACCTGCTCGTGGCGCACGCCCGGCCGCCCTACGCCCCGCCGGCGAGCCCGGCCCAGGTCCTGGCCGCGCTCGCCGGCGCCGAGCCACCGGCCGCGCTCGCCGGCCGAGCTCGAGCCCTCGCGTGGTTCGACGAGCTCGACCGGGCTGACGTTCACGCCGGCCCGCGCTGGGAGCACACGCGCTGGGCGCTCGCCGTCGCCCTGGCGCGCACCGGCTCCGCGTTCGCGACGTTCCGGCGCCACGCCCGGCGGATCCTCGCGGACCGCTCGGTCCGCCGGCCTGGCGCCCTGCTCGCGCGCTGGCTGGTCGAGCGTTCCCTCCTCGGCACCGCGGCCGGCCAGGCCATCCTGCAGGACCTGGTCCACCGTCGCTGCCCCGGATGGCAACCGCTTGCGGCATGCCTCTACCGCCGAGCCGCGCTACGCTCCCCGGCGTGAGTTCCGCCGTGCTCGAGCAACTGAAGAAGCTGGAGGAGGTCCTGCGCGGTCAATCGACGCCAACGGCGAAGAAGACCGTTGGCGACGCCATCGAGGCGGCGAAGCTGTTTCGCGAGTACTCCGGCGACCTCGCGCGAACGGCCCGGGCAGTGCAGCGCACGCTCGATGACACCCACGCCCTCGTGGTGATCGGTCTGCGGCTCATGGTCGACCAAAGCGCGATCGAACCTCTCCCGGCTCGGATCCCGGTGCCGGAAGACTCGACTATCCGCCGGAGTCCGCCCCCTGGCTACCCCGACTGCTCCTGCGTGATCTGAGTGGCCAAGGCTCCGAAGAAGACCGGAGCTGGTCAAAAGGGAGACGGGCCGAAGGCGGCACGCATCGCCGAGAAGCTGAAGCCGCTCGCCGTACCGATCGGGACCCTGAAGCTCGACAAGAAGAACGCGCGCACGCACGGCGCGCGGAACCTGGCTCTGATCCGCTCGAGCCTCGAGCGGTTCGGCCAGGTGCAGCCCGTCATCGTGCAGCGCTCGAAGATGCGCGTGGTCGCCGGCAACGCGCGCGTGATCGTCATGCGCGAGCTCGGTTGGCCGACCGTCGCGGCGCTCGTGCTCGACCTCGACGATCGCCAGGCCTCGGCGTTCGGCGTCGTCGACAACCGTTCGGCCGAGCTCGCCGAGTGGGACGACGCGAAGCTCGCGGCCCTGGTCGAGGAAGTGACGCGCGGCGGCGCGCTCGAGGTCGCCGATCTCGGCTTCACCGATCGCGAGCTCGACAAGATGCTGAAGGACGCCGGCGCCGGCGACGAGAAGGACGACGGCGAGGGCCCGACCTGGAAGCCACCGAAGCGGGCGACCAGCGAGCGCGGGCAAGTGTGGCGGCTCGGCTCGCACCTGCTCGTGGTCGGCGACGCGTTCGACCCGAACGTGCAGGCGCTCATGCGCGACGGGATCGCGCCGCTGTCGCGGAAGCTGGTGGCGTGCATCCTGACCGACCCGCCGTACGCGATCTACGGCTCGAGCACCGGCGTCGACAGCGACACGGCCGACGACAAGATGGTGCGGCCGTTCTTCGCGTCCGTGGGGAACGCGTGCGCGCACGTGGCCGGCAAGTCGGCGCTGGTCTACGTCTGCTGCGACTGGCGCAGCTACCCCGCGCTCTACGACCAGCTGCGCGTCACGCTCACGCCAAAGAACCTGCTGGTGTGGAACAAGGGCGGCGGCCTCGGCTACTGCTGGCAGAACTCGCACGAGCTGATCGCGGTGATGAGTGCGGAGCCCAAGCGCGAACGGATCTTCCGGGACCGTGGCTCGAAGGGGACGCGCCAGGCCTTCCATTCGAACGTGCTCGACGTCGCGCGCTCGCGCTCCGCGGACAAGCATCACAACGCGGAGAAGCCGATCGCGCTGCTCACCCGGATCCTCGACGTCTCGACCACGAAGGGCGAGGTCGTGGTGGATCTCTTCGCCGGCAGCGGCTCGACCCTGGTCACGTGCGAGAAGATCGAGCGCGTCTGCAGGACCTGCGAGATCGAGCCCAAGTGGGCCGACGTCGTCGTCGCCAGGTGGGAGCAGGAGGCCGGCCAGAAGGCCGAGCTGCTCGGAACGGTGGATAGCCTCGCGCCCGCGGCCGCCGCGAGCTAACTTGCGCGGGTCCGTTTCCGAACCCGTTCCCAAAGGAGGAACGACCGTGACGAGTTTGCAGTCTCTCTTGCTCTTGCTCGTGAGCGTGTTCATGGCGATGCCGAACCCTTGGGAGGCGCGCGCCCCAGGAGGTCTTGGCCATCTCGGCCGCGCAGGTCCTCGGCGAGGACGTGCTGCTGACCGAGCGCACCGGTAACACGACGCTGCTCGCGCGTGCCCGGTGCGACCTGGTGCCGCGCGTCTTCGACGACAACCGCTTCGCAATCGCGATCGCGCCCGCCGGCGACGAAAGCGTCACCACGTGGAAGGACGCGAGCGGTTCGACGCACACGGTGCGCACCGAGTACCGAGTGAACGAAGGCGAGGACGCGAACGCTGCGCGGCACGCGAAGCGCGTGAAGGCGATGCAGCGCGTGTTCCAACCGGCTCCCGCTCCGCCCGGCGGCGGTTGAGCCCGGCGCGCGCCAACCGCGGCGCGCGCCCCTTTCCGGGGTAGCTCAGCTGGCAGAGCGCCGCTCTGATATGGCGGAGGTCGGCAGGTTCGATTCCTCCCCCCGGAACCAACCCGCAGATAGCATCGTCACACCATGATGCTCGCCAGCGCTATCACGGAGTGGGGGGTTCTGATCGGGGTCGTGTTCACCGGCGTGGTTGCCGTGATGGAGTCGCGGAAGACCCGCGCGAAGGTCGCCGACGTGGCAACCAAGGTCGCGGCGGTCGACGCCAAGGCCGAGGAGAACGTGAAGCAGGGCGAGGCGATCCACACCCTGGTCAACAGTGCGAACCTCGAGCTTCTGGATGGCAAGGCGGTCGCGCTGGAGACGCTCGCCGCGGCCGTCCCGACACCCGAGAACAAGCATCGAGCCGAGGTCGCGCGGGCGGCGTTCGCGGATCACCAGAAGAAGCAAGCGGTGGTCGACGCGCGGCCGGCGACCAAGAAAAACTGACGCCCGGGGACGAGCGGATAGACTCCCTCGCCGTGAAGCTCCGAAGGATCGGTCCCTGGATTCTCTGCGGTGACATGGTGCTCCCGATCACCGACGACATGGCGCTCGTGCCGCTTCGTCGCGATCGCCACGGGCACAAAACCACGGTGAGCTACGGCGACGGTCGCGTGTTCAACACGCGCGCGCGTGTCACCGAGCTGCTCGCGGCGATGACCGAGCCCGATCCCGACGACGACGCGGTGACGATGGACGTCACCGTCGAAACCCCGACCGAGCAGGAGAACCCAAGGTGATCACGATCAACTTCGAAACCGTCACGCAGCAGGTCCGCATCAAGCTCCCCATGAAGGGGCTCAGCAAGCGACAGCGCGAAGTGCCCCTCGAAGGGCCGGCGCTGTACGAGATCGATCCGGGCGGCGAAGAGCTCGCCTCGTTCGAGCTCGACCCGGCCGATCCGACGCAGAGCACGCTGCTGCTCAAGTCGAAGGTACAGGAGAGCAATCCCGAGACCGGACCGTGGATGGTGACCGGCACGCTCCGCCGTGACGGGCGCCCGGGTGCCGACGTGCGCTACGTCGAAGAGCTGTTCGCCCTCGAGATCCGGCGCGAGGAAGCATCGACCATGGTGATCGAGCAGGGAGAGCCCGAAGAGCAGAACCCGTAGCAACCCGCGCGCGGCCGCGGCCGCGTAGCGTGTTCCGACGGCAAACCCTGAACCATACGAAGGACCCGAACCGATGAAGTTCAACGAGACGCAGAGCAACTGGCAGCACTACCGGGCGCAGGTCCGGCTCCGCTGGCCGACCCTGACCGATGCCGAGATCGACGAGGTCGCCGGCAACCGCGAGAAGCTCGCGCAGAAGCTCCAGGCCACCGGCGCCACGCCCGAGCAGGTCGAGCAGCAGATCAAGGACTTCGAGAACACCATGAAGACCCCACCGGGAGTCAACGCGCCGGCGCCGCAAGGTGGCCGCGTCGCGCAGCCCGGCACCGTGGGCCAGCCAGGAACGGCCACGCGCAACCCGCACACGGGCGCGACCGGAACCATCCCCCGCGGCCCGGGAGCTCCCACGAGCCCCGAGCCGACGCAGCGGCCCAACAACCCCAGCAAGCGGGACACGAAGCCCGGCCAGCGATGAGCCCGAAGCCAAAACCCAAGCCGAAGCCGAAGCCGCGACCCTCGCCGGCGCCGGCGCCCACGACCGAGCCCGACCCGGACTAGCTTCGGCCCGCACGGCGCGCGACCATGCGCGCCGTGATCGACTCCCTCGTGCTGGGCGAGCTGCGGCGCAAGGTGGAGAGCACGACCCTCGGCGACCACGTCGAGGTCTCGGTGAAGGCCGGAGCCATCCGCGCCGCCGTGACGTCGATCGAGGAGCTTCGCGGCCGGGTCCACCAGCTCCAGGAACGCGCCAAGGTCGACGAGACGGTCCTGCTCGCGGCCGCGGCCGCGATGAAGAAGCTCGCCGATGGCTGACGCGCGCCAGCTCTTGCTCCCGGTGCGGGTTTACGGACGGCGGCGGCACAAGCTGGCGTCGCTGCCGATCCTCCTGCTCGCGAAGCTGCACGTGATCTCTCCCCGCACGGCCTACTGCTGGTGGATCTGGCTGGCGCGCCGAATGATTCGGGTCAAGATCGGCGACCGGCCGATCCAGCGCCTGAAGTTCGAGAACGCCTGCACGTGTCCGAAGCGATGAGCAAGGACCCGACCAAGTGCTGGCGCGCCGGATGCGACAACCCGGCCACGCTGCGCATCGGCTTCAAGGTCCCGGCCTTCGGCTATCCATGGCGTGAGGTGCCGCACCCGCGGCCGACGGTTATCCAGGCCTACACGGGGATCCTGATCTGCGAGGCGTGTCGTGCGCAGGTCGAAGCGGAAGGCCTCTCGGTCGTGCCAGACCAAGCTCGGGACGACATCGACGCCAACCTGCGAAGCATAAGCAAGTCCATCGTCGATTGGTCACGGGGCAAGCTGCACCTGTGCCCCGTCGAAGAGAAGGGACCGCTGCCGTGAGCCACGAACCGCCGGGCGAGCAGGAAGTGGATGCGGTCGCAGCCCTGATCTTGGCCGTGCTCTTCGTTGCCGCGCTCTGGGTCATCGCGGAGCTCGCCAGGTGAGCCGGCAGACGCTCGAGCGGCGACTCTGGTGCTCGATCGTGAGGTGCGCGTCGCCGGCGGTCGGGATGATGGTCGCCTCGGTCCCGGCGATCGGCGCCGAGTACGACGAGAAGGTGAACCCCCAGGTCGAGCTCGGCACCTTCCTGTGCGGGATCCACGCCAAGCTGGCCGACGAAGCCGTGGCGCGGGGCGACTTCGCGAGGCTGGTTGGGCGCGAAACGGTGCGCGCGTTCATCACGGCGATGTTCCGCGAGCACGGGCTCGGCGAGGCCGACGTCGCCCGCGCGGGGCAGATCCTGGCGCCGGTGAGCCAGATACCGACCCCACGGCTCCGGCAGATCGTGGCCATGATGGACAAGGGTGCGCGCGCGCGGTTCGAGGATCGAATCCTTGCGCCTCGGCGCAGGACCTGAGCTATCCTCCCGCCCTTCTGGTGCCAGGGCGGGACCGGCGATACGCGAGCACGCGGTCCTTCCCCTACGGCTTCCGCCCTGGGCGCCTTTTCTGTTCTGGCAGACAAAGGAGCAACGAGAGATGGCTGCGAAGAAGAGCGGGGGCAAGAACCTCCGCGAAGTGTTCGGCGAAAACCAAGTCACCGAGACGCAGATCAAGCAGAGCTCGCGCATCGAAGCGCGACGCACCGTCGCGAAGCGGTGCAAGCTGCTGATCAAGGAGATGATGGAGTGCGCGAGCCTCGCAGGTCGCACCGACTCCGAGCAGCTCGCACTGGCGTCGCTGCACCACCTGGGCGAGCTCTGCGCCGATGCGAGTGAGGTCGCGCGCCGCCTGGTGCGCGAACAGGCCACGCTCGAGACACGCGCACGCGGACCGCGCGTGGTCGAGGCCTCGAGCGACCGATTGGTCGACGGCTCGAGCGAGCCCGAGCTGCGCAAGGACACGGAGTCGCCGCGATGAATTGCGAAATCGCGGTGTGTGAGAAGCTGGGCAAGGCTCCAGGAGACCCAGGGCCTCTCCTCGGGAACCTGCAGGTCGACCTCCCGAGCCTCCCGCACGAGGGCGACGAGATCCAACTCGGCTTCGGACCGCGCGACGTTGCCTGGGTCTTGGTTCGCGACGTGCGCCTGGTGATCGGGAGCGACGGCATACGTGGCTGGATCCACGCAGAGCCGAGCCTGTTCGACGGCAACGACGCCGTGGTCGATGCGCTCGCCGCGCTCGCGGATGAGGGGCGCAACAAGTCGGTGTTCCTCTCGAACCACCTCATGGCCAGGAGGAAGCGCAAGTGAAACCAGCGAAGGCCAAGACCAAGGTGCGGCCACGGGCGCGTGTGCGTGTGAAGGATCGCACCAGCGAGAAGAACGTGGCGTCACTGCGAAAGGCGCTCGACGTCGCGACGCTGATCCTGCAGCCGCTGCTCCGCGCGAAGTTCGACCAGCTGTGCGCGCGCCTCAACAAGCTCTCGACCGAAGCGTCCGACATCGGGGCCGAGCTCCAAAAGCTGAGGACAGGATGAGCTACGCCAAAGGGACCGAAGTGCCGATCGAGCGATCGCGGCACGAAGTGGAAGAGCTGCTCGTGCGTGCAGGCGCTTCGCGGTTCAACCGGACCTGGGATCAGAAGCGCGAGACGATCCACTTCGAGCATCGCGGGATGCTGGTGAAGTTCGAGCTCCCCGCGCCGAACCCGAAGGACTTCAAGACCACGGGTGGAAAGCGGCCGCGCGAGCGAACCGACCTGCAGGTCGCGCAAGCGATAACCGCGGAGCATCGACGCCTGTGGCGCGCGTTGCTGCTCGTCATCAAGAGCAAGATCGCCGCGGTCGAGGATGGGATCTCGAGCTTCGAACTCGAGTTCCTGCCATGGGTCGTGATGAAGGGCGGGAAGACCATCGGCGAGCACGTGATCCCGAAAATCGAAGCAGCGGTGAGCCAGGGCAAGCAGCTCCAGCTGCCGGAGTTCTCGAGCGCATGAGCCCACGCAACAGGATCCGCTTCTGCGTCGACCCGTGCGACAGCGGCAACACGACCGGACCGCTCGATTTCATCACCTACGGGCAGGCCAAGGTGGTCTACGCCTTGGGTCGCATGGAAGAGCTCAAGGCCGAGGGCAAGATCAAGGGAGGGCCCGAGCTCGACCCGCAGGTGCGCGAGGCGCTGCGCATCCTGACCGAGGAAGGGTTCGTACTCAGTGCGGCCGAGTGCTCGAGGATCGTGAGGATGATCAACGACGTAGCCGAAGAGGGCGAGTGATCCCGCACACACAACCGGTGCGCCGCGTTGTGCAGTGGGACTTCCACGCTGACGGGCTCGTGGTGGAAGTGCTCGAGTGTGGGCACAAGAAGCGCGGCCGCGATCTCGCGGACCTCCGGCTGGTGAGCCTCGACAACGTTCGGCGTCGCTGCTCTGAGTGTCGATGGGTCGAGGGTCGCTGGGTCTCTCTCGAAGGTAGACAAGCTCGCCAAAGCTCGGCACCATGCAAGCCGTGATCTCCCTCACCGTCGTGATCTACGTGATGCCCGAGATCCTGATCGTCGCGGGCTCGGTAGGGGTTCTGCAGCTCGAGAAGCTGTTCCAGGTGAGCCGAGTGCCAGGCCTGGGCGAGTCGATCGGTGTCCCCCTCGGCCCGAAGATGGTCGCCGAGGGAACGGTGCGCGGCGTTTTCAACAACCTGGTCACCGAACCGCCAACGTGCAAGGTCTTCGTCGAGCTGCCCCAGCTGAAGATCACGCCGGACCAGATGCGTGCGATCGCGACCGAGAACGGGTGGAAGCCGACGAACGCAATCAGTGCAAAGGCGATCGCTCCACCACCTGACCCTCGTCCGCAAAGGCGAGGATGACACGTAGGCCAAGCGCCCGCGTGCGCGCGATCGCGGCGCGCATGGGATGGACCTGCGAGGTTCACACGTTTCACGATCCCAAGAGCGACGACCCCGACATCGTCTACATGGTCCTGGACGGACCAGCTGCTGCAGGGGGGAAGAACTCGAGGCGCCTCGTTCGCTCCCCTTCCTCGGGCAAGGCCCTTTCCATCAAGAGCGAGCTGGCAGAAGCAGCTGCCTATGCGATCACTGCTGCTGTCTCTGAGTGCATGCTGAAGGGACGCACCAGGGGAGCTCTCTTCGGGAAGGACAACGTGCGCGTGCGCGTGCAGTACGTACCCACGCATGACCGCGTGCGCGTGACCATCACCAACAACAAGGCCACACAGATCCAGTGGAGGAAGAAGCGAGACCTCGCCAACCTGGGGGAGGTGATCCTTGACGCACTACAGAGCGCGAGCAACCCGTGGGGGGTCGGCGCCTACCTGAACGACGACCAGGTCGAGCAGCTGCACCTGGGGGCATGCTTGACCATGGAGTGCGAGGCCGAGGTGATGAGAGAGCAGGGCTACGTTGAGGGATCACGCCCATGCAAAGCACCAAGGCAAGAGGAGGCGCGACACGTTGACAGGGCCCCCACCCCCCCCAATCCCACGGGTCCTTCCACGGCCCACACCCCTTCGGGGTTCGCGGAGCGCGACCCCAATCTCCCGGGTGCTATTTCCGCTTCAGGAAACGCTGTGGCGGGCTCGGGATGAACCAGAACGCGCCGGCCTGGGCCCGCGAGTGGCACCGATGGGCACGCCAGACTGCGCGGAAGATCCGCGCGTGCCTGAAGAGCAAGAGCGGCCGCGCGTTCGTCGAGCTCTGCACGCTCGCGGCGCGCGCGGCCGAGCTGCTCGAGAAGCCACCGAAACCGAATTCCCCTGCCCCTTACCGACTTGGGCGAGGACCTGCACCGAAGGGTGCAAACCGTTTGGGAATGCGCTCGACCAGCTCGGATGGAGTCGAGGAAGCTGCCCCGCACAAGCCGCGTGCGGGACGATCCGCCAAGTCCGAGAACGGGGGTCCTGAGAGCGCGCGGCGCCGGCGAACCAGAACGCCGGCGCCGTCTCTTTCTCCAGAGAACGCCCAGCCAGAGATCGACGGCACGCAGTGCGATCCGCCGGAGGGAGTGCCGCAGGAGGGCCTCGAGTGCCGGACGTGCGGCAAGCGGTTCTGGCCGTCGGTCCAGGGCGTCATGGTCTGCGCGGGGTGCCTGCACCTGGCGAACGCCGCGCGCGCGCCGGCGCGGCCGCGGCCGAACAACCGCGTCGCCGACGTCGACGAGCAGGTCGCCGGCGAGGTCGAGGAACGTGGCGACGCATCGACGCCGGGCGTGGTCCCGGTCAGCATCGCCGAGCAAGCTGCAGGAGGATGACCATGGGCGAAGAACGACAGCACGACGAGACCCCAAACCAGCTGTGGACGTCGGCGCTCGCCGCGCGCGTGCTCGAGCTCGAGAGCCTGCTGCGCGAGATCACCGTCGGCGCTCACTCGGTGCTGATCCGATCGAAGTGCCTCGCCGACGCGAAGCCAAACTGGATGCAGCGCGCGGCCAACGCAATCGCGCAGAACCCGCCCGACCTGCGCCGGTCGATCGAGCTCTCGAACCCCGGCGACGTGATCCAGATTGCGCCGCACGTGGCCACGTGGGGCGGTTGCTTCCTGATCGTCTCCGAGGTGAAGGCTTTCGGCGTGCAGGGCTACGTGCTGCTGCCCGGCCGGATCGGCGTGCCGGCAGCGCCGGCCGGTCCCGCGTTCGTACGCATGGCGTGGTCCGACCTCTCGGTCCCGTACGGCCCAGCACGCTGGGCGATGCGCGACGCCGTGCAGGGCGGCTCCTGGGTCGCGCAGTGAGCCAGGAGATCGACGACGTCCGCCGCGGACTGCACGACCGGCGGATCCAGCAGCGCGCGCACCGTGCCGCGTGCGACCTGCTCGAGCACGGGCTGTTCGGCAAGATCGGCCGGCCGCTCACCGGCGAGCAGACCGTCATGCTCCGCGACGCCACCAAGCTCCTGATCGCGCACTACCAACCGATCGAGCTCGAGCTGCTCGAGGAGGTCGAGCGCATGCGCATGCACTGGCGCCGCACCGAGGAGGAGCTCACGGAGCAGCGCCGCAAGACGAGCCTCGCGCGCTGGCTCTTCGTCCTAGCGAACGCAGTCTGGCTCGGGGTCGTGTTGCTATGAAGAACGGAGAGCTCCCATGGTGATTGCGCTCGGCGGCGCGGCCGTCGGTTCGGTGATCGATCAGATCGCGATCGAGAACGACTCGCCGACGCGTCGGCAGGACATGTGGCAGGGCACGATCCCCTGTCCTCCCGGCCGGTTCACGGGACCCCGGATCCAGCTGTTCGCGCGCGGGACCGGCACCGGCATGGACGAGCAGATCGAGGTCGAGCCGTTCGGCGCGTCGCACCCTGACGGTTCGCACCGGTTCCTGCGCGCCGCGTTTCCGGTCGTGCTCGACGGCCGCGAGAACAAGCTGGTCGAGGTGATCTCCGGCACGGCGGGCTTCAGCCCGGGCTTCATCTTCCGGCCGAACGTCGTGGTCGGGATGGGGCAGCTGATCCTCTCGCTCGAGGTGAACGGCACCGAGCACCGGATCGAGGGCTGGGGCACGCAGCGCGCCGGCCCGCGCGAGATCCTGCTGTTCAAGAAGGGACGGCTGGTGCTCGACCCCGAGAACCCGGTCTCGCAGTTCTGGTACTACGCCTGGATCCTCACCGGATCCGACATGGACCACGCGCGGCTCCGGCTCTGGTACGGCAACAGCTGGGTGCAGACCAACGTCACCGACCCGGGCCAGCTGTCGCCGTTCCCCGAGCAGCGGTTCGATTGCACGTCGCCGATCTTCCTGCGCATCGGCAACCAGGCGCTGGTCGACGCCGAGATGCGCGACGCGCAGCTGAAGCAGGTTGCACGCGACATCGACGCCAACGGCAACCACCGCTTCACCCTGCTCGACCCCGCGCGCAACGACGGCCGGTTCCAGCACGGCGCGTCGCAAGCGCTCGAGTTCTCGCTCATGTTCCCGGTCGGCATCACCGACCCGCTGCGCGTCGACACGTTCCAAGCCGAGCACGAAGGCGAGACGGTCGGCGACGCGATGGGGTGGGAAGCATCGGGGCAGGCCTCGCTCTACGAGGGTGCGGTGCCGCCGGTGCCGATCGGCTACGCGAGCCAGCAGCTGGCGTGGGAGGACGCGAACCGGATCGCGAACCAGACGCGCAACTACCCCAACGTCGGGCAACCGTGGGACCGCGTGCCGCAAGCGCACGGCCTCAACTACCGCCCGGCCGACACGGCGACGCAGCGCGACTTCGGGCGCACGTTCATGCACCCCGAGCTCAAGACCAGGTCGCGCCGGCGGCTGCTCTCGATGCTGCGCGACGCGCGCAACGAGGCGACCAGGCCCGTCTGGTACCGCGAGTGGGACACGCTCGACTACCCCGTGCCGCACCCGTACGGGACCCGCCACCCGGACTGCTACTTTTGGGGCTTCGAGCCGAGCTACCACGGACCGACGAATCACTGCGTCGATCTCTTCGGCAAGCGGACCGGCATGTACGACCAGGACGGGGTCGCGTTCGCGCGCTCGAGCAATGGCCAGCGCAACGAACCCTGGGACCGCGAGCACTACGGCGTGAACCACCTGGGGTGGGCCGCGATCCACACGGCCAACGAGATGCTCCTGGCCATGTGCGCCGACCTGGCGCAGGGCTGGATCCTGGGGCACCCGGTGCGGCCGCTCGGCCAGGGCGGCGCCGCGCCGAACATGGGCCCTCCGCGTGACACCGAGCGCGGGTTCCAGATGGCGGGAACGCTCTACCTGGCGACCGGTTCGCCGACCCTGCTCGACCGCGGCAACTACTGGGTCGACAACGTCGCGCTGTCGTGGGACGGCAACCAACCGGGCACGCTGAAGCATCTCGCGTCGGGCGAGGACCGCGAACTCTTCCACCTGCACGACCCACCGTGGTTCATCAACTGGTGGCAGGAGGGCATGGCCGTGT